TAAACTTCTTCCTGTCTTAGTTCTATATTCTTGCCCACTCAAAAATAAATTCTCAGTATTCATAAGCATGAGGTCATCTATTTTAACGATGACATGGTTAAATGTATCTGAGCTTCCTCGTAATCCTAATTGTATTTTCATTTAATTATATATTTTAATATTTGATATACCCAAGTGAAGTACCATGCACCGCACAATAGAAGGCATATTATATTGAAGCAATTTATTAACACAAGTATTTATTTTAATTAGTCGCTCTTGTTATCTCTTATTAAGTCTAGGACTCTTTCATTTTTAATCATACAATCTTTTATCGCACGATCAACTTTTTTTCTATAAATAAACTTATGAATCCAACTTTTAATTAACTTTATCATTTTTTAAATTTATTATCTATCCAAACTTTATAAGTATAAAGTGCCATTAATATAAATGTCAAGGTAAAACAATCTGACCATGACAGACCCCACAATTCTTTTACTTCACCCATTTTTAATCAACTCCAAAAATTTTTCTTGATCTGATGTATTTATTTGGTATTTTTTATTCATAATGCAACATTACTAAAAAAAAGACAACCTGTCAAGAAGAAAATATTTTTTAAAAACCTTCTTCGTACTTTTCTAAAAGCCAAGCAAGGAGAGATTTTAGAGACGACTCGTATCTGTTAGGATTATTCTGCTCTACCCAAAAAGATAATTCTTCTGTGCAAAAACCTATTCTGTCACGAACTGAAATCATCTCTTCTTTTGTTGTTGCGAAAAAAAATAATTCTTCAGAAATTAAACATATATGATTTTTTAATGTCTTTGAGTATTCAGTCTCTATTTTATTATTTCCCATAGAAGACAGGCTATTAAGAAAGTGCAAAGAAATAAAGAAAAATAATATTCCACATACTTAATTACACCTTAATCTTCATAGTCTCCACTTACATATTTATCTAGAATGATTAATTCATCTTCAGCAGTAGCTAACTCAGATAATGCTTCTTTTGCATTGTTATAAAAATCTTCAGTCGAATGATCTCCTATTCCTACTGATTTCTCATCTAATAGATGAAGGGTCATTAGAGCTTTAGCTTTTCTAGCCTCTCCATCTGTTTTAAGTAATTTATATAGTCTAGTATTCATCGCATTTATATTCCTTGCATTTTGTTAAACATTCTTTTCTGCAAGCCTCATATCTTTAGTATTATAAGTTATTATGTGTTATTTGTCAAGTCCTTTTTTTCTTTTCCCACCGAATGCCCCCTTGGCGTTTTGCTTACTTGAGGGAAGCTTAGGCGTTTTACCTGCGAAACGAGTATTGGCACGCCACCATTCCCCTGTCGATCTGTCTCTGTCGGGCGCTCCTCTAACGTCATGGGAACTATTCTCTTTAGCTTGGTATAAAGTCATTGTATTATTTGTTATTTGAAAACATATCTTCGCCATCTTGTTTATATAGATTATTTTGCCAAGTCTTCACTTTTTTGTCTAGCATTTTTTGATCAACCTTTAGATGACCTTGTCTATTCTCATCTATTTCTTCTTGAGTGAACCATTTATATTCTGTATTAAATAATTCATCTACATTGCTTGGATGATACCCCATGTTTACCATCAAGCCTTTGAATATATCTGCTAAACTTTCTACATCTACATCTTCATCAGTTTCTGCACTATAAGTTCTATTATAATTAGTTATTGTTATTTTCATTCTTTTTATAGTTCGTCTAAAGTTATTACTTCGGATTTTTCATTCTCATCATAGAGTGGAGCAAATTTTATTTCTTTATAGTTTAAAACATTATAATAAGATTTATTTGCGTCATTAAGCATTAACCTTAAAGTTTGAACTATTTCTTCGGGACTTTCCCCTACTATTTCGGCTCTTTCTGTATGAGCAGAAATTTCTTTATCGTCATTATATATAACTTCAAATAATCCGTACTGATCGGGTTGACCCTTTATTTCTGTTTTAATTATTCTGTAATTCCACATTATTTAATATCGCCCCCATGTTTTTCATGCAAATGATTCATTAAATCCATAAAAATATTTAATGTGGGGTTATTTTTTTTAATATATTCAAAAGCCTCTTCTTCAGAAAGGCTACTTTTTAATAGAGCTTGAGGTGCTGATATTTTTACTCCATCTTTAGTAAAAACCATTATAGCCTCTTCTTTATTTAAAAGTATTTTTGTTCCTTTTTTATTTTCTCCTAGTACTTTCATGATTTAATATATATATTATCCTTTTCGTTTGTTAAATTGTATCCCATGATTAATCCTTTTTTTTATTTTTTGACCAAATTCCCGAATAAGGATCGAAAGAGTGATCATTAAACCAATCATCATCTATTCCCAAAAATTCTTGTAGCTTTACAAAAGAAGAGCAATCGTTAGGGTTGAAATTTGAATCAGTCATGCTATCAACATCATGACCAACTTGAGCAACCAATCCTTTTAAGTGGTGCATGAAATCATTCATTACAAAGTTTTGTTTCCTATAATCATATACATTCATATTTATAATCTTTCTATCTATTTATATTACTAATTCCAATCAAAATCTACTGACATGGCAAAAGCTAACCTGTCTTTCCAAGGTTCGCCATATTTATCAACTTGATTAGGGTCGGTAATTTTTACTATAATATTTGCTCCCCAAGGATTCAACTCTTCTCCATCGGTACAGTAATCACAATCAATGTTTAATGTAGTAGTATCTTCTACATGAGTATCCTCTTTGTAATCTAAAAACCAAACAGGTACAGATAAACCTTCTTTGACCAAATCTTCTCTAATTGTTAAATGACTATCTTTTACGCTCATATTATTTTTTATTTGAATTGTTCAAACTTAAACCTAGTTCTTCTCTGATATATCTTTTCTTTTCGCCATTCAAGAGTAATTGTTTATTTAATTTAAATGCTTCTGTCTTTGTCATTAGAATTGGTCTTCGTGGTAAAATTGGGTTCGCTTTGTCCCAATCAACTGCAATGTAAGATATAAAACTCATTTGGGGATATATAGAGCATCAATCTCTTCCAACTCACCTCCAAAAGGATAAACTCTTACCCTTAATTCGTCAGCATCATTAACAATCTGAAGAGAATAATCTCCGACTTTAAGCCAAGCAAAGTGGCTAGTCATTTCAAAATCTTCTCCTTGATCGTTGCTAGGAACTATATTCATTTTATCTTGCGTATTCACACTCATATCTATTTTCCATTAATTGTTTGATTTTATCTCTAGCTTGATACCAAAATTCTTTGTTATCTTCTTTAAGTTTAGCCATGCCATAATCATAGTATACTTCGCATATCTTGTCAATGTTTTTATCATCGGACTTTACATTATAATGATTCCAATGTTTTTCTCCATCAATTATTTCTTGCTCAATCCATTCAGCAGGAAAACCATCGGGAAAATACATTAATTTATTATTATGTGCAAATTCTCTAGCAAGAGAAACAAAACTACCCTCTGTTTCGTGACACTCGTAATTATTTGCATCTCTATACCAAGATTCATAAGTGCTAATATAAAATTCAAAAGTATCTTTAATTGCAACGCTTTCTTGCCTCCACTTTGGTTGCTCTTCATCTCCATGCTCTACAAGTTCAACACTATGTTCTTTGCCGTACCATTTCATATGAGACGTAACCCTCTTGCTAGAATAAGCTAAATCTTTAAACTCCTCTAAGAGTTGTTTATTAGACTTGGTAGTCTGTGTTGTTCTTTTGAAACTTGTTGTATGTCCTTCTCCGCTCATGATTATGCTACTCTACTAAATTAGTTATTAATTGTCAACTATAATTTTATAAAAATTTATAAAAAAAATCAAGTTCTCTCTTCCCTAAGTATTTATTTAAATAAGCACAAAATTCTGCAATCTTTGAAGCTTTCCACTCTTCTTTATTAATTAACTCTCCAACTTCAAGGTATTTTCCATCTTGCCACATTTCAGTTACTTTGATAAACTCTGTATTAGTCATCAAATTCCACCTCAAAATTGCCATAACTATTATTGTAACTGAATAAATATTGTTCTCTGCCTGTGTCTATTTGATGATACTTATTTTCTTTAGTTGGTGGATCGACTGCATAGCAAGCAACACCCCAAGACCATGTGCTAGGATCAGTAAATTCATACTCTCCCGAACCATCTTGTTTAAGTACACACCAATCGTCTCCGCAATAAATATTATAATCTATATAATTACCATCTCCTAGATCATAACTATTCCAATAGTCAAAGTTATCTCCTTCAGTTTTAACTTCGGGGTTGCTGATAACTTTTTTGATGTGAGTTATTGCCAAGTCAATTATTGCCAACTGCGCTTTTTTGGGAGCTTGCCAAGTTTCTATCGTATTAATCATTTTGTTTTTGTTTTTGGTATTCGTATTGATCGAAAGCACTAGATTTTAAATTTCTATGAATCGACGTTTCTATGGTTTTATTGTTTTTGCTCAATTTAATAAAAATATCATCAATTAAAATCCAAACATAATCTTTTTCCATCCTGTAAACATTACCCGAAAAACTTACTGAAGTCAAGGAATTATTTTTACTTTTAGGAGTAAAATTCGTAGATGCTACCATTTTAGGCTTTAGGTTTCTAATTAATTCGTCATATCTAGGGTGAAGAGGATTGGGTTTTAAACAAGTGGGGTTGTTAGGGTCAATCATATACCCTTTAGATAATAAACGATCTATAGTTCCACCTCTAGCGAAAGTCCATTTCCCATTAATTTGAATAGCAGTAGGGGTTTGAGAATAGTCAATATCTGACGAAGAAAGGTTCGACAAAGATAAAAAAATTAAAGTTATAGTGATAAGTATCTTAATCATTTTATAATCCTTCTGTATTTTTATTTGATATTGTTCCATTCTTAATTCCATCTTCAAAACTATCCCACAATCTTTCCCATCTAACTTTATTTAACTCCCTAATTCCAATGATTATATTCAGCGTCTCATCTTCTGTAAGGGGGACAGGAGAGTCTCCGATCTTATATAAAAGAATTTCCAACTCTTCGTCTGTGTTAAACATTTTACTAATTGCATCTTCTAAGTTAAATCTATTCATTGTATTATTTTTTATATTGTTCAAGCAAGATTCTTGTTTGTTATAATATCAAAGTAGCAAAAATTTTAGAATCTGTCAATAAAAAAATGGTGCGGATGGTGGGAATTGAACCCACACGCCCTATGGGCAACAGATTTTAAGTCTGTAGCGTCTACCGATTCCGCCACATCCGCATGGAGTCCTAGATCGGAATCGAACCGATGATGAGAGTTTTGCAGACTCCTGCCTTACCACTTGGCTACTAGGACTAGTATTATTTCTCAAATAAAAACTCATATATCTTGATTCCGATATAATACCCGATAATCGCTATTATTATATAACTCATTAAAATGGAGCTACCTGTCAGAGTCGAACTGACGACATCCTCATTACAAATGAGGCGCTCTACCAACTGAGCTAAAGTGGCTAAATTATCTACTAAAACTTTCTCTTAATGCTTTTATCGCTAAATCTTTACCTTTTACCTCACACTCCCATTTAACTTCTTGATCGGGTTTTATTGCAATTAGCGGTGGAGCATATCTATGCGAATAATACTCAGCATGACATCTAGGATTTTTCTCTTTACTAGAAACTCCTTCAGACCAATGAAATATAGGGGGACATTCTTCTGCCCATGTATAAGCGCATCTCTCTGCTTGCCATTGTATATTTAAAACTTCAGAAGGATTACAAATATCATGAAGGTTGTCATAACAAACAGGCAAATTGAATTTAAATTGTTGGAAAATATAATCACTAAACTTAATTATACTATCAACGTTCCATGCTCCACGATCTTCATTTTCTATTGTTAATCTATTATAAACCCCACTATCACATTTCATTAAGTTGTCATAAAAATTCTCTGCGACTTCAGCGATCTTATGATTTAAGAGAGATTCGGGATCAACACCTTCCTTGACGTCTTCATTTTCTACTCTAGGTAAGGGAGCATTAATGTGAATATTCATTGGTGCAGTATGGTCTTGAGGTAAACCTAGCATATCAAGAACACTTGCTTGGAAATTCAACTCATTGATAGTTCTACTTACTGCATCTTTATTACTTGATGCAAGAACGTTAAATTGATCGGGATGAGAGCCTAAAGATATATTAAACTTTTTTGCCATTTTACCTGTCAAGGAAAGCTCTTCATTTATTGATAAATAATCGGGCAAATCAGTAAGGGTAACGTCTGTTTGATCATCAGTAATTAACGGAAAAATTGAAGAGCTTAGGCGATAATGAGAAATTTTACTATTATTGCAATGATTAATGATATAACGAGTCACGCGCACATTGTGTAAAATCCTAGAAGAAAGCTCGAAAATAGCCTTTTCTTTACCATCTTTAGTGCAAAGACTTCTAAATCCTCTGCGAGTCATTGAGCGAAAAGAATACTTTTTCTTATCTTTTTGTTTCAATTCTTCGCTAATACAAGTTAATCCTAATCTTATTATTTCTTCTACCATAAAGCCTATCCTCTCATATATATTCATTCATGTCAATTAAAAAGTGTATATATAAGTATGGAAATATACGAATTAATAATGCTTGCCCTTGGTGGGCTTATGTCTCTTATAGCTTTTTTTTTAAAAAAAGAAAGCATTAGAGTGGATAAAATCGGGGAAAAACTTAGAACTATAGAAGTAGATTTAGCTAAGAATGGCGCAAGAGATTGTGAAAGATGGAGTCAAACACAAAGACTTTTAGAAGACAGAAGATCAGATGTTATAAAAATATTTGAAAAACTAGATAAATAGAAATATTTATTTAAATTTTAATTTACCTTCATCAGATCTAAGTTTTACAAAATCTTCGGGGTTCTTAATGTCTTTTTCTGCGGAGGCTTCTCGGTTAATTTCTTCAATAACATCTTCTGTGACTTCTTCGTATTCAGACATTAATTTCATTAGCTGAGTATCAGACCCTTTTAATATTGAATTATATACTGGTTGAAAAGACTCTTCGCTTTTGGCGAGAGGAAATAACTCTTCGTCAATAACACTATAAAATGAATAATCTATTTCCGATATTTCAAATGGTAAATAAGGTATGACTTTTTTATCATCGTTTTGAAGATCATTATAATCCTCTATAACTCTTCTTGTTTTTTCGTCAGCATCTCTTTGAGAAGACGCTTTCACTTTTATTGATGCCATCTGCTCTACAAAAACAGAAACATCATATATTTTATCTTGATTCAAGATTCATCACTCTCAATAATGTCGCTTAGTTTTACACTAATCTCAATCATAGTTTTTTGCAGATTACGAATTGAATTATTCAATTCTGATATCTCTTCTGTTTGCTTATCTAGTGCCGTTCCAATTCTCCATCCTAGCCATTTTGTATTGTCGTCAGGTTCTAAACTCATAATTTATTTTTTTCTATTTGGGTTTGTTTGATTTAGTAGGTTTTTTGCGCCCACCTTCTCTGTTTCTAAATATTAATGCTTTATCTTCTTCGCTTAGTTTTTTAAAAGCTTTTTTTCTTTCTTCTCTTTTTTTTAGTCTTTCTTTATCGTTCATATTCAAGATTTAGTTTTTCTAGCAAGTAAGCTTCTCTTTCATTATAGATATTTTTTATAAAAATTTCAATGTTTTTTTCTATTTTTTTAAATAATTCATTTATTTCATCTATAGATGAAAATTCTAAGACTTGCCTACGAGTGCTATCTAATTCCATGAAATTGTCATTTTCATCAATAAGAACTACTTGATAGTTTTCTTTAATTAATTTTTTATCTTTATAGTCTCTATTACCTCTTATTTCAAGATGTTCATGCCCTTCGTCTTTATGGATATACGACTCTCCATCATAATATCTTTTATTAGCTTGAGCGATAATAGAATGTCTATTTTTAAAGTTATGCCTTGCAATTACAGCATCTTCTATACAATGATGTTTTTCAAATTTTAAATCTTTAAAGGATGCCATTTATTTATAATAAAATTAAAATTAAAGTATTCAATTTATTTGCTTCCATCCTATTTTCTTTCTACACTCCACGTTTGAATTGTACAACTCTTTTTGTCTTTTAAGTTCTGTTTCTGCTCCTTGTAAAGTGGCAATAGCTTTGTTTTCAGTCATCAAGCCATCAAGAACCATTCTGACGCAAGTTGTTACTTCTCTTGCGGTAACTCGATAAGGGAAGTTTCTACAAATAAACTTATAAAACTTACCACTTATTTTGCCATGCTTTAATAGTTTGTGCAAAAACTTTCTGTAAACGCAATTTTTAGTTGTGTGCAATGTTTTCACCCTCGACCCGATGCCCTTTCCGATTCGGATTCGGGAATTGTACCATCATGCACATAGCCCGAAGCATCCTCTGCGAATTTAATTCCGAATGGACGAGTAAGCCAATAAACAATTTCACTCAATGGATGAGCAATGATATTATGAATAAACCAATTTTTATATATTTTTTTCATATTTGCGATTTTTAGTTGTGTGCAATGTTTTCATGTCTAGTAGGTTCTTTCATTTTATTTATTTGAAGTTTAGTTTCTTCAAAAAATTCTCTATCTGCGTCAACTCTCCACTCTACATCTTCACCTTCGGGGTAATCAATATAGCAATAATGAGTCACATCTCCTGTTAAGAATCCTGTGTTGCTTCCAAAGACATGATTATTCGAACAAGGATAATCTTCATCTCTGCCATAATAAAAGCCTACCCATACACCTGTACCTTCAAAAAAATAAAGCAACCTTCTTCCTTGTTCGGGAAAACTTCGCTCGTCATTTTCAATTTTAATCCAATTAATCATTTATTTGTACTCTCCCACACTTTTCCATCTTTGTCAAGGTCAGAACTTAAAATCATTAATTTTTTATAAACAGGATAAAGGAATGAAAGTAAATCGCAATATAACAAGACACTAATTAAGTGTCCCATATAATAAAGTAATCTACTTGCTAATGTTTTCATTTATCGTGCAATTTTCTTTTATTTATTGTCATTTTCCAAACTTTGCGATCTATGTCTAACTCCATACTCCAAAACATTATTTTGCTATAAACAGGATGTAGAAAGGCAAATAAATCAAAACGCAAAAAGATACTAACTAAATGCCCCACTCTATAAAGTAATCTGCTCGCTAATGTTTTCATAATTATTTATCTGTTCGTTTGTCTCCCCAGAATCCGCAAACACAAGGTTTATTATTTTTTTGATTTGCACCTTTTTGAAAGCCTTTTTCGTAGGATTGATTTGCGTTTTTACTTAATATTTTTTCAAACTTTTTTGCGAGATACTCTTGGGCATCTGCCCAACCCTTATCGTAACCTTTACGATAATTAATCTCTTCTGTTATTTGATTTATCATTTTACCCTAATCTCTAATTTTAATTTTTATCGACCGAATAATAGATTCCGCTCCTTGTTGATTTTTAGTTATGATGCTTTCTCCATTAGAAAGTAATATCTTCCATAATTTTTCTTTACCATTAATTCTTTCCTTAACATAAATCACTTGTTTGGGATTTATGTGGAATTTTTCGTTATTTGAATCTTCTATAGTTATCATTTAATTTATTTAAAAGTTTTCTTGAGAATTTCCATCTTGAACAACAAAAGTGTCTACAAAAACAACCTCTCCATCAATTTCGACTATTATTGAGTAGCTATTAGGCTTATCAAAAGATAAACTTTTAATGGCATTAATAACATTAATTTTTTTATGCGCACCTTGTGATTCAAATTCTCTATCTATAATTAATCTAGGCTCTTCTTCGCTAGGAATAATTCCAAAATAAATTTTTAAATTATGTTTTCCTTGAGGTATTTCAACTAAAGCTAGATACCAAATCATAGAAGGGTGCTTTACAGGAAATTCTTTAGCTCTTAGATTGCTAAAAACTCCAAGTAAACTATGCTTGTTTGTGGTGGGGTCTATATAAACTTGATCGCAAGTTATGAAAGACGCTACTGTTCCTTTGCTTAAATTTTTTTCGTTATCCATATTTTTTTTTAAATTTAGTAAATTTTAATTATATTTTTTTAGCAAGCTTTCTCCCTTTAAAAGTTAATTTTCTTTTAACATCGATCTCCATTAAGTTTTGTTTTAATAGATATTTTTCATGGTCACTTCTAAGCGAAGACGTACTTAATCCTGTTTTTGCCCCAAGCATTGATAGAGTGCAAGCTCCACATTCAGACAATACTTGTAAAATTTGTTTCTCAGTACAACTAATTCCAAAAGGAAGAATGCCTAGAGTTTCGCAAAACTTATTGTAATGTTTTTTATTAAAAAGATTAACATTTTCTGAAGCTGTGTATAGATTAATATCTTTAGCTCTCATTTTGGCATTTCTAGCATTGCCTCTAACAACAGAACTTAATTGAGTTAAAACATCGGGGCAAACGTCACAATCTAGAGATAAAGATAATATTTTTCCCAATTCTTTCTCGGAGTAACAATCAAAATCAATAGATGTCAACCTATCCTTTAATGGTGGAAAAAGTTTATCGCTTTCAGTTGTGGCAAACATGAAAGTTTGCTTTTTGAAATTGAATGGGTATCTAGTTTCTTTCCAATTGAAATCCCTAACATGAGAGTCGCTCGTATCAAGAATTGTTAAAAGTGCCATAGTTAAATCTCTTGGTAATTCGTGAGCTTCATCAAAAAGAATTGAAATTTCATTATCTAAAATCAGAGGGATAAATATTTGATCAAAGAAGTCATCATTATTTTTGATAGTAGAGCAATTCAATTCCAATAAAACTCTTTGAGTTCCATTTTCATTTTTTAAATTGTTAGCATAAGCATTAGCATAAGCAGTCTTGCCTAATCCTTTAGCCCCAAAAAAGCCTAAGAATGGAGAAACTCTTGTTTTATTAAATGCTTTTAAATAAAAATTTAATTTCTTTTTGACGTTATCCTGTCCGACTAATCCGTTAAATGGGTCTTTTTTCATATTATTCAGTCTCCTCTTCTTTAAAGGTTTTTACTTTAAACTGAATCTTACTAGACTCTTTCTCTTCTGTCAAGGGTAATTTTATAGAACAATCTTCTTCTGAACTATGTATACCCAAGCTCTCTAACCAAACTCTACTAACTACTATAGGAGTCTTCTCTCCGATATAATCCTTTAGGTCGCAGAATAGAACTCTAGCAAAGGAATTAGAGCCTTTTTTTCTACCACTACCAGATTTCCTAGTAGAACCATCTTTATTTGTTGCTTTTTTTGTCTTCATGAAAGCATCTTCTCATAAAAACTACTTGCAGTCAAGCTTTTTTTTAAAAATTTTATTATTTTTTAAAAAAAAATTAAGAAATGAAACTATCGGGAATATCGTCATGTTTCGTAAGGCTTGGACTCTTCTCGCTTTTATAGATGATAAGGTCGGGAGCATTTTCAGCAGACTGCTCCTTGAATTTATTAATAAAGATAACGACTGACTCTTCTTTTTCTTCAGCAGTACCTTTATTTACTTTAATAAAACCCGAATAGAATTTTTGTGCTTTTCCGTCTTTTTTCCACAAAGCTCCCATTTCTCTATTTTTCCATTCCGTATTTTGATTTTCTTTTTCTTTTTCTTCGTTCATAATTCTATATTATTAATTGTTGTTAAGTCTATTTTTCCAAGTATTAGAGTTGTCGTCTTCGACACCTTTGTTGTTCAAGATGGAGTTACCTTTATCGTATCTAGAAATTATTATGTCAGGGTCAACTCCGAAAGTTTCAAGATGTTCTTTTTTTATTCCTACTTTTTTAAGTTTAGATAAAGCAGTTTTTTCAAGCTCTTCTAGTTCTTCGATATCTATTCCTGTCTTTTTTGAAATTTCTTCTGTAGACATCGGCGAAACTAATTTACCTAATTTTGCCTTTAAAGCATTTGTTAGGGCAAGTTTTGTTAATTTTTTTTGTTCTTCTTTATTCATATCAATTCAATATATAGATTTTTAAAATAAAAACAAGTAAAAACTCAAGGGTTTATAATTTCCCAACGATTATCGTAATTTAATCTAAAAGTCCCCTTATGCTTCTCTCCCCAAGAGCATTCATTAGGGGCGAATAAACTCATAAAATATTTATCGTTATCTTTCTTATATAAGTGATATATATTTCCAATAACAGGTTTCATCCTCATTTCCGAATTAAATATTATTTCATTCCATTTAACATCATTAGCGAGTTCTTCTAATTCTTTTTTTAATTTATTAAATCGCTCTTCATAATGTTTATTTGCAGAGTGTACTGCACCAACTTTCCATCCACCAAGACTATGATCGGGTTTTATTACAGGGGCAGATAAATTACTTGCATATGGTAAGGAATAAGCGTTTGGAACATAGCTATCGGGCAGTTCTTTTTTCCCCATCACCAATTTTTAATTACATTTGCTATTATAAAGAAACAAGTTGTTATATTTACAAGGATTATAATTGTTCTTAGGATTAAACTAATTCTAGCCTCACTCAAAGAAAGGATTGGTATGTCGGGTTGATCTTTGTCAGTTTTACCAACTCGATGATCTAAAGTTCTAGCCCAAATTAGCCAAAGTTTTTTCATAATCTTGAATCTACTATTTGTTTGTAATATTTTTCATCCCAAAATTCATAATAGTTTGTATTATGTAGTTTGTCTGAATATTTGTTTAATTCAGATAACTTTTGTATTAATAATATAGCATATTCTTTATTATTTGTTTCTATTCCATTTATCTTATTTATTTGGTAAGGGTGATCCCATATTAACCATAAATTTTTATCTCTTGAATATTTTTTATGTATGTTGCAGAATCTTTCGAGCCATTCTTTTTTATATTCATCTTTATCTCCGTATATAAGATAAAGCATTGGGTGTTTTTCGTTATCCATGCATTTTTTAGCATCACCCCAAAAGTCTTTTGACTCTATTATTTCCACTTTATCCAAAAAACTTTTAGCAAAAGGGCAAATTGCATGACCTCCTATCTCGTCTCTTTTTATGGAAATATAATCTAAATAATCTTTAATCATTTAAAAAAATTTTCATCATCATGCCTTTTTATTTTTTCAAGGTCTTTTGTTTTCTCTATTTTAGAGTCTCTTTCGCATAAAAATTTATAATGTTCTGTGTCATTAGACCATTCTTCTCCCGTCCAAAATTCAAACCCTGCATAATCTGATTTATAAATGCAACACTTCTCATAGCCAAGACCAAGATACATATAATTCTTATTATTTTCTATACAATAATCTATCTCAGCTAAATTTGCATATTTGCCAAGATATAATTTAGGGTTTTCATAGTCCCAGGCAAATTGAGTAGAAAAAACATCATTTGAACCTACATTTCTAAGAAAAGTAAAAGCTATCGGAGTATCACCTAAGTAATACATTAAGAAAAATTTACGATCCGTTTCTAATTTCGTTAATAAACTTAAATCCCAAGCCTTGAAACCTCTATAATTTATATATTTGTCAAAAATTTGATTCACAATTTTAGAATCAATATCTTTAGCGGGGACAGGCTTTACGACCACATCTCTACATTTTTTCCTACATTTTTTAGTGCTTTTGGTTTCTTGGAAGTTATTTAAATTAATTCTAGTTTGTCTAGCTTGATACCAATGCGATTTAAATTCGTTTTTAGGTATTAAGTAATCATCAGGTAGCCAACCTTCATTTAGAGCTTGGTGTTCGTCCTCAAGGGGTACTTTTGCCATGCAATCGTAAAACAGATAATCATATTCAGTTATTGCTCCGCAATAATGTTTAAAGTAAATATTCATTATCAAAATTAGATCTATCTAAAAATTTATAACCTAATGATTTTGGTTTTAAATTAGATATATATTTAAGCACTACATCTTTATCAAAATATTTACAACTATAAATATCAAGCTGAACTAAATTAGGGTTAGATTTTTCCCAAGAGTGAAGGCTAATATGACTTGTAGTTATAAGGCAAAAAGCACTTATTCCTTCATTGTTTTTTTTATCACATCTTACAGCTCTAGGAGCGTACAAAATCTCCATATCTATTTCTTTTACTAATTGCCTTATCCAAGATTTAGTAAATTCTATATTTATAAAAGGAGTTTCTTCAAAAGTAGAACTAACAAGCAAGTGGTTGTGATCCATTATTTACCCCACTTGTATGCATTTCTTGCACAGAAAAAATACAATATAGATAGTAATCCAATAACAATTATAGCATCCATTATTTTTCATCTCCTTGTTTCCAGTTCATGCACCACTTATAACTTTGTACACTTGTAATTTCACCCCTATCTTCTTCTTTTATTCGAGAAACTGAGCTTCGTAAATTAGTTTGCAATGTATCAATTAAAACATAAAGTTCTGATATTTGCTTATCTTTTCTAATTAATTCTAATGTATATTTCGTGTCTTTATTCATTACCAAATAGATAGTTTGCCTCTTAATATATCAAAAAACATTAACAAATCACAAGCTTTAGCTTTTAACGTAGTTTTTCCTCCATCTTTTACCCCTTCTAGTGCTAAAGGTTTATTTTTTTCAAAAAAACGATGCCCCGACCAAGCAAAAGGATAAACAACAAATGGAATCAAAGGAATTAAATACCAATGCCATTCAAAAAAAACATAAAAAGCAAATCCAAGCGTAAAAAGTTGACCTATAAAATGTAATAATCTACATTTTGGGTTTTGATGTTTAGTTAGATAAAACTCGTAATATTCTTTACTTATCATAGTGTTTCATTAATATTTTTGCCATAATTTTAAAATTTATTATAATTTTCTTCTACTATTTTTCTAGCACAATCTGCTTCATGCCAATCTTTAACTTCGACTACTTTATTATTTAAGTCTTTGTAGTGAGAGAAGAAATTTTGGCATATTTTTAAAAACTGAGGATCAATGTCAGACAACCCTTTGTATTCTCTAATATGAGATATTGGAGTTCCAAGAATTTTCCAATCTTTTTCTCCATCATCCTCCATGTCTAAGACACCAATCACTCTGCACTCAACAATAGTACCCCTATTTATTGGGACGTTATTGTATATCAATAAATCTAAAGCATCTCCATCTTCAGCTTTAGTGCTTGGGATAAATCCATAGCTAGATGGGTACACCATAGCACTAATTAAACTCCTATCATAAATAAAAGCCTCTAAGTCGGGGCGATATTCATATTTGACATTAGTGTCTTTGGGTATTTCTACGACTCCATAAACTCTATTTGGAGAATTTGGATGTTTTGATATATTGTATAAATTCAATGTTTAATATAGTAACTTTAATAATTGCATTTTAAACATCATTTAGAGAACTTTCTCTTTCCAGAACTTTACTTTCATTAATCCATTTATTAGAATATTTACAATATCTTTCAACAGAAATATTTTGCATCTTAAGTTCCTTTATTTTTGCCATTTTGCAATGAAAGGCTAAAGCCTGTATTGGGCTATCAGCCATATAATAGTGATAACTATTAACTTCAACATGATCTTCTCCAATATTATACTCTATTCTATATTCTATATTCATTCATTTTTACTCCCGAATTGTTTTTTTAAAAAATTTAAATATTTTTCTACATCCCTTATTTCTTTACATATTTTTCGTGAATTTTCTTTGTTAGGTTTATTTATAGCATGAATTAATTCTAAAGAGAGTTCCTGCATTTCTTCTATACATTTCATGAAATGCCTTTCTTCTTCTATGGATAACTTCATTAATAATGATACCAAAAATATAAAAAAAATCAAGCATAAAATGGTGGAGATGGCGGGAATTGAACCCGCGTCCTAATAATCTTCAAGCATGCATACCTACAAGTTTAGTTAATTTTTTTTAAAGTTATGATATTAACATCCAACTTCCTGTTGCAATTATTCACTCAAAATGAGGTCTCCGAATACTCAGCGATACAGTTTATTAACAGGCAATCCTTTTCTGTTTTGCAGATGAATGACCTCTTATCCCCTTTATCTGCGTCAAAAGGTAAGAGGTAGCAGACTTACGCTGCTAGGGCAAGCGACTCGCTCTGAGGCGAGTAAGCTTTAATACGTGACTTGTTGCCATGTAAGAGTTTTGCACTTTTTTAACGAAGCCAAGTGCATCTCCGACTTGCAATGCAAGAATTCAATTTTAGTCGAATCCTGTACATCCCCATAAAATTTCAAAGATCTATACTATAATAATACACCAATTTTATTTTTCAACCTTAACACTTTCAAAAAAACTTTTAAAATCATTTTTTGAAATAGTTTTTTTTCTCATAGCATTTAATAAAATTGACCAAACAGAGTCTTTAGTTCGGTCTAAGAGTTTGCATATTTCTTCATATTTATATCCCGACCTTAATGCTTTGAGTATATAAGAATATTCATGTCTTTTATATGATTTTTCTTTTTTTTGTGCGTATCTAGGAATCAAACCTTTTTTTACAAAGACGGCTCTGTGACCATGAATAACATAAAGAGGAATCTTTAAATCTTTAGATATAAATGTCATATAATCATTATTGACGAACCCTTTAATCATATCAGAAGAAACTAAAAAAATAAATTTATTAAATAAGATTTTCTTTATTTCATTAATTGTCAAATCTTTTCTATTAAGCTTAATAATTTCATAACCTATTTTAAAATACTCAATTATTTTATCTTTTTGAAGATCAGTTACATTATATTTGACTCTCCTATAATCAAATAGTTTACTTTTAAAAACTCTCCGTAAAAGACTCATTCTTTTAGCTCTCATTTTTGATGTCTCAACTAAGACTCCAATTTTATAAAGGTGAGTTTCTTTTGCCCTAATAGAAGAGATAGATTTGCCTAATTTTTTAGCGATTTCGTCTCCTTTACAATTACTTTCAGAAAGTCTTATAAGTTCAGATTCTTCTTCATCGGAGAAAGCTTTTATATATATTTGTTTCTTTTTCCTTAGAAGGGATCCTAGCTTGAGCCATCTAGATTGATTAATTATTTGATATTCAGAAAATTTACCATCGAAAAATTTTTCGCTTATATATTCTCCAGTATAGCAATTAGGATTCTTCATTAAGATACGAGATAAAGCTTCTTTATCTAAATCATTAAAGTAAACATGATTGTCGTGTTTAAAAAAATTATTTATAGCATTATTACCATCCGTAACTTGATTATAAACTTGATCGTTTAGGACTTTGCTAGAAATTCCATCTTTTAATGCCCCTATAGATTTTACTTTTTCTACTATATTGTGATAAGCTAAGTCAATAGCTTGCCTAGTAACCCCACAATCTTTAGCTATATCTTTTTGTTTTTTTCCAGACTGTAAACTTAAAAATATTTCAAGTTCATTATTAGTAAGTTTTGATTTAATTTCGTCTAAAATATATTTATATTTATCCCCAATGTTTATGTCTTCTACTTCAGATTCAACCCCATTAGATTCAAGGAAAATATCTAAAGTGCTTTTTTCTCCTTCTTCGGTAAAGTAAACTTTATCTACTCTTTTGGCTCTCCATTTTCCAGATTTGACGTTTCCATCTGTTTCTCTAGAGTAAATCCATCTAATTAAATTCCTGCAATATATAAAAGAGGTATGCTTGAATGATTCTTGATTAAATTCTTTACCTTGAGACTCAACATAATCAAATATTTTTTGTTTATTTTTTACTAAGTAAAGATTTACTTCAGATAAGAGTTCGTCACTACTTAATGGATGTCTATCACCCCTATATTTTCCAATTATTTTTACCAAATCCTGTTGAAAATCAATTAAGTAATCATCAAACTGTTTTAGTTTTTTGTGGTCTGCTGTATTTTGTTGGGAATTCATAACTCCAGTTTATATTATATAGTTTTTTAGATCTAACTAAAATTTTATCAAAATGTGCTTGTTTAAGATTTAAATACTCAGCAGTTTTTTTTCTACTATTATTGAATTTTGGCAATGCATCTTTTATTTTAGGTATTATATCTCTATAAAAGACCTCTCTTTTTTTTGCACTTGATTTTTTAATATTTTCAACTTTTCTTTTTTTTTGATCATCTGTTAAGTTTCCAAATGGAATTTCTCCATTATCCATTCTTGCTTTCATCACTTTTTTTTGAATAGATGATCTCATTTCCCTTGAAACTATAGGGGGGACACGTACATAAGGGTAATTTTCATTCCACCAAGTTAAAGGTTCTATTCTGCTCATCATTTTGTAAAGAGTATTTCTTCCAATTTTTAGATATTCAGCAGTTTTACATCTATTATTTTTAAGAAGTTTAAAAGTTTCTATTATTTGAGTTTTAGTTTTTTCCATTTCATCTTTATCCCATTTTACCCATTTACCTTTATAGATCATACCTTGACGCTCTTCTATCGGCAAGTAGATTCCCTTGCGATTTTGATGAGACCAATTATCTTTTCCTTTTTTGAAACCTATTGAAAGTATATGAGTTATATCTGTTCTATTAAATCTGTTAGTGTAACCTTCTTTTCTCGTTATTTCTTTTTTAAATAAGATATTATTATAATTAGGAAATGAAGCTTTTTTTATTTGTTCCCAATTTTCAAATGTCAACCTTCTGTTGTTGTGTATCTTATAATTTCCATGAAACATGAAACCCTGGACGGCTTTAACTTTTACATGTGAATCTTCGGCATTTAATTTTTCTATTAAGATTTTTTTTGCTAAGTCGTATGACTTTGACCTTATGAAAGTTTTAAAATCTTTTTCACTTCCATCTTTATACTTTTCGGTATAATTTATATTCCAATATTGATCAAAATCAAAGACTTCACGACGAAACTTATATTGCGAGCCTTTATTTCTTCTTTTCTTTTTTTTCATTTTATTTTAAAATTTAAATTTTCCCTAAGAAACTTTCTTACATTTTCAATCATTGCTGATTTACTTCTAGAAACTTTCATTGGAGTTATGCTCATTTTTTTGGATATTCCATCTACAGTATAACCCTTGCAGAGATATTTATAGATGGAATATTGCCTTTTTGAAAGAAATTCAGATAAGTTCTGATCTAACTCTTTCTTTTCATGTTCTACGAGTTTATTCATGGGGTCATCTATTGCTAGAAAATAAACATGATCAAAATTTACATATCTTCTATTCCATCTTTTTTTATTTTGTAAATATTTTTTTATTTGAAAACTAGAAATAGTAACAGCCCAAGGTAAAAGCTTTTTACTATTATCAAATTTATCTCTATTTGATAAAATTTTTAAATTAATTTCTTGAATTATATCTTGACAGTCTTTAGGGTTGTAAACAATAGAGCAAACGTAACTTCTAATATTTGGTTGGATTTTTTTTAATTCAGAATTATTAAACATTTTTATATTTTCCTAAAATTATATACATCTTTTGTAGAAATACTCTGAGCTAATTAAATTCAGCCATACCTCTCTGTTATTAGAAAAATTTTCATATGTTAATTCTAACCTATTTAAATCCATAAGAAAATCAATATTAAGAATTAATTTCATGAGAGAAAAGTTCTTTTATCGCTTTATTTCCTGTAGATATTTTAGCCCAACTCTCATCAGAGAAAACATTAAATTTAAACCTATGCTTTATTTTTTCTTTAATTCTTAAAATGTTAAAAGATATAGCTTGATGGGTAACATCCATCATCTCAAATATTTCTACCTGCTTGTGACCTTTTAATAAAAGATCTATTAATTCTATCTCTTTGGTCGTGAACCAAGTGCTATCTTTAATTAAAGTAAACACATATTTGTATTTTTCGTTTTCAAAAGCATCTTTACACTTTTCATCCTCACCCAAAATATCGCAAGCTATTTCAAAACTAGTTTTTTCTCCATCTTCAGATTTGCACAAAAAATCCAATCTTCTAGAGTTGTATTTTCTGTTATTTTCTCTAGACGCAAACCAGGAAACGGCATTTTTTGCATAGATGCACATCAAGTAATGAAAACTTTTTTTAGTAAATTCTTGATGCTCATCGTCTCTGAATCTAATGAATTTTTCCTTAGCTTTTATTAAGCTTAAATTAAAGTCGCTCAGGATCTCATCAATAGCAAGACGATGATTATGCTTTCTTTTTGACATTAAAAGCTTCTCGATGTCTGGTTGAAGAGAAATGAGATAATTATCAAACCTTTCTTCGTCTTTATCTGTTATTTTGTATTCGTAGTCTAAGTTTTCTGAAATCATATTAAAGTAAATTTTTAATTTTTTGACTGTTTCTTTCTGTTATTTCCCCTTTAGATCTAATTTTTACGACCATTTTAAACAAATGGTTATTTTCATTAGGGTAAGCACTATTTCTTATATTTTCCCAATCCTTCATGTTGATTAAATTAATAGATTTATTACTAGATCTTTCAAAGCAATAATTTGAATGAAACATATAACCTCTTAAGTTTTTAATTTTCAAATAGTGATCGTCTTCTTTTGTTTTTTTAAATAAAAAATCTTTAGCTAAATCAAAAGACCTAGCTTTTACAATAGAAACATAATCTTTTTCTTCTGAATTATCGATATAAAGAGTATATCTAATTTTCCAATATTGATCTATTCCCCACTTTTTATTCCTAAACCACTGTTGCAGTTTGCTAGGGTTTTTAGTTTTTGGCTGAGTGTATGCATTCATATTTTTATATTAATCCTCCTTGTTTAGAGATTCATCAACTTCTTTTTGAAAGTTTGGGTTGTTTTCATATTCCCCTACAGATCTGCCCACCTTAAACGCGAATTTATCTATAAAAAATATTAAACCACATATCACCCAAGGCTGGAAGTCGTAAAGTTTAAATTCTGTAAATAATAATACAAATATAGTTAAATAAGGCAAAAATTTATTAACGATATATTCAAACGCTGCTGAGTTTACTTCTTTCATATTATTTTTTATTAGATGGGTTCCAGTAAATATTTTTAAATAAGACGAGTTTAATCTCTCTTGGGGAAATCCAATCATTAACAAGAGCTTCAAACTCTTGGTTGGCATTATACCTCCATTTCTCAGCATCACGACTATCGTCACTGTCCTTGATATTGTCTTGATATTGAAGGTGTTCGAAATCATATATCGGCATATCTAAGCCAATAGGCTCTCCATAGGGGACAGCTTCATTAGTGTCTTCGTAAAAGAACTCATTGTCTTCTCCTGAAAAAACTACTTCACTAGAAGATAGTGACGCGAATTTATCATCATGTAACATTAATTTTATATTTTTCATATTTGTTTGTTATTAAAAAGATTCATTTGGTCTTCATGTATGTTTTCCTTATCTAACTCCAACCCTAACATAATTTCATCCTCTTTGTCAATCATTTTTTTTCCTTTATTTTGCTTTAACCAATTTCTTTGAGCCATACGAATGACAAAGCGCATGAATGCAAAAGCATAAATTTTATTTAATTCAACTACTCCACCACTTTCAGTATCTATAATTAGAAACTTTTTTGTTTCTTCATCGTACTCAAAAGTTGCATACTTCAACTCCTTTTTAATCTTCATTTTTTATTTGTTTTAATATTTCTAAACTCATTGTTGGAGGGAAGCATTCTCCTAGGACCTTCCTGATAAAACCTTCTGAATATTTATTTTTAAATTTATTTAAAAATTCAGGCGGAAATCCGCATAAAATAGATAACTCTTCAACAGACATAACTCTTGCATCCGAATATGTTCCATCTTGTAAAAGCCTTCCAGGGTGAACATTATTTTGACTCGATATAGCTCCATTACACATAGTGACAGTAGGCGATGGCTTGTCCCAATCTATCCTCTTGTATGTAGTCATAAAGCCTTTTATTCTTCTCCCATCTTTTTTGGGATAATGAATCTTATTATTAAATGCGGTTTGACCTGTTGGGGTACTCTTCATCCAAATTATATGATGAGGGTTATGTTTTTTTGCATAATGCCAAGGAAGATCACTTGACCTGCCAGACTCCAATGAAGGCAAGTGACCAATCGCATCCCTTACGCTAATATTTTTTTCGTTAGGTTTCGGGTGTTTCCATCTGCCATCTCTAGATATTAAACCTATAAACCTTTTTCTTGATTGAGGAGTGCTGTAATCTTTCGCATTTAAAATGTCCCAATTTAAAACCCAAGGTTCTGGAATTTGAGATTCAATATATTTTATTATATTAACTATCTCTCCGTTGTTATTTATAAAAGTATTAGCCATGCCAGCGACATTTTCTATCAACATGTAGTCAGGTAATATCTCGTTAAAAACATCCATTGCATGTATTATTAATGAATTTCTATGATCATCAGGTAATCTTTTGGCATTAGCAACACTCATTCCTTGACATGGAGGAGTTGCTATAATTAAATCTATTCCATCACCAAGGACCGAATTCGGGCATGAATCGTAAATCTTACCCTTAACCTCTTCTTTTGTTACATCTCCACATATAATATTGCATTCTGGGTGGATTTCTCTATACAAATCGCACCTATCTTTATAAAGCTCGTTCGCTACAACTACATCTATACCTATGCTATTTAAGTATAGCTCCCCGAAACCTACATTTGAAAATAATGATAAAGCTTTCATTTAGAACTTGGTAGTTGTTGAGGATTCGAACATTCAGCAAACATAACAAAAAAAAAAAATTCTGTCAAGCAAATTATAACCAATGCCTGTCATACTCAAGAATCCTTTGGCTATCTAGGGACCAGAGGTGAAACTTAAAGTTAGATAGAGAAGGAAAGAAGTTTTTTTGAAGCATGTAATAGCCTTTAAATCTTGATGAGTCTATAAAGTATATCTTACAATCATAAACTAATGAATAATCATTAAAACATCTTATATCAATCAACGGGTTTTCTAAATGTGATAATAGTTTTTTGTATTTATTTAATTTGAATGGGTTTATTGATTCATACTTTAATAAATCTACTTCTATTAAACCAAAGGATTTTACTGCACCATTTCCTTTAACAATTAAAGATTTAGAATATTTCTCATTAAAAGACTCAAGCAAGTCTTCAAAAAAATAAGGGCAATCGTTAAAGAGATGAGTTTTTGCTGAACTTTTCTTCATCCCTCCACTTTAATATATCTTCACATAATTTATGAAGCTCTTTCACACTCAAGTCATTTTTCGCATAATTAGCTTGCCTTGTACACATACCTAGATTGTCTAAGTCATTACTACCACCTTTAGATGTCGGAATAATATGATCTAGATGATATGTTTCTGGCTTATTAATATTAATCTTTTTTCCAGTAAGGTAGCAGTAAGGTTTTCCAGCAAATTTTTCGACCACATCTTTTGCTGAAAAATTTTTAGAGACATTATTAACAAAAGCGTGCGTCCTACTTCTATGCTTTCGCTTTTTGAATGTTTTCACCTTAGTTCTAAAAGTTTTATAACTTTCTTTTGAACATCTAGATTTAAATGCACTTATTTTTTTAGTTAATTTATGAGACGCTGTACAATTGCGACTCTTAACTCTTTTTTTTTCAGAGGAATTCTCTCCGCAATGGTAAGAAATTACAGACTTGGATACTCCTAACTCCTCTTGAATTTCATTGTAAGTCTTTCCCTCTTTCCTTAATCGAAGAATGTCTTCTTTTCTAGGCTTGTTATTTAGTACTCTCTTCATTTTGGTTTTTTGAGCCAACGACTATAGGAGAAGCTCCATTAAGAAATTTTCCAGAATCGTCCCTAGATTTGCAAAAGTGACCAAAAGAATTTTTTTTAATAATTTTTAATTTTAAATTTTTATTCCAAGGGGTGAAGCCTTTTTTGAAAGTTCCGTTTTTATTTCTTCTCTTATTTTCATACTTAAACCATTGATCTTTTTTAAATTTATATAGTTTATGCTTGCCATTAGGGTAAGATATTTTTTCCAATATATCTATTTGCTTGTCAGATAACTTTCTTCCTTTATAATTATCTTTATTTATCTTGAAAGATCTAATGTTTTTTAATTCATAAACAATAAACTCTCTTCCAATTTTTTTAGATAGAATGAGTTTTGCTTCTTTATCTGATTCACCTTTAATTATAGACTTATAATTGTAAGACTTGTCTAGGGCTAATGTGTAGTAGACTACATATAAATCTTTGTTAACCTTCACTAAAATATAATAAACATTAACTATAGAAAAATCAAGCTTTTTTCACAAAAAAAGCCTCCCATTTCTGGGAGGCTTAATTTTAGAAGGTGTAACTAGTACTACTTCTTAGCGGAACACGACCCTTGATTGCCCAAAAGGGACACAATCAGAACTAGGGTAATGACTCCAGCGAGGCTTGCTCCTGGCCCGACAAAGCCATTTACAATACCCTGCAAGTTTCCAATAACATCAATACCTGCATTTTCACCAAAAACAACTTGGGAAAGTACAAGCAATCCGATAACGGAAAGGAGTACGGCGCTAATGCCACAAATGGCACACTTTACTTTTTCTACTACGTCTTTCATAATTTTATATATATTAGGGTTAGAATGATACAGTCAAGGAGACTCCAACAATAGACTCTCCGTCTATGAGATCAGAATCTACATAATCATAGTCGAGGGCTAAGTTTGAATTTTCAGAAACAGACTTAGATGCGGTCGCACCTAAAGTCCAATAATCAATATTAGAACTTGTTGATACATCTGTATTGCCATAGCTTCCAGAAAAATCAAGATTAATAATCTCTAGATCTAAAGAATGGCTAACGCCAACTTCGACAGTATAGAGAGTTTCGTCTGTATTCCTTGCGACTAACAAGCTAGGATTCAGGAGAGTAGAAACATCAACCTTAAATTCAACATCTAGGGCGGCGTCTCCAGAGACCAGCTCAAAGTGTTCAACTCCAAGATATGTTCCGATCAAATCAGACCATTGCTTTGAAGCACCCAAGGAAATTAGGTAAGCATCAGCTCCAGATGCAACTGACTGATTCGTAGCTGCGCCAAGAGAAAGCTCTAAGCTATCTCCAACACTAATGCTATAGTCAATTTCAGCTCTAACTGATTCTCCTGCGATCATAGCTCCCTCCCTAAAGTAGTCGGAAGCATAACCTGCAGACAGCGAACCTGTATTTGCGGATGCGGCGTTAGTAAATAGGCAAATAAATGCCATAATACTTAGTTTAGTATTCATATATTATGTTTATTAATAAAAAAATAATGCAAGAAAAATGCTTGCTTTAAAATTAATCTTCAGAAAAGAAGTCTTCATCGACTTCAAAATCTATGTCTTCACCTGTAAGGTCGTTCATTTTATCTTCTATGATACTCTGTAAATTTATTAATTCAAGTTTTTTTTCTCTTAAACATCCGATTTCTGTAAAAACATTTATGTCAAATTCTCCTAGGTATCTACTACATAGATTGTCTAGGTCAAATCTAAATGCGTCTGTTTGTTCGTCAAAATTCATAAGTCGAGATGAAAGTATAATACACTTTTTTTTAAGTTTCGAAGTTTTTATTCCATTTTTCACATCTTTTTAACTTTAAAATATCTGAAGTTTTTATTAATGCGGTAAGCTCTTGTTTTTTTCTATTATAAAATATATATTTTGAATCTTTGGATCTTTTTGCGTATTCTTTTTCTTTATTTATTAATGATTCGCAGAGGTCAAACAATGATACTCTATCAACAACTAAAAAACAAGTTTCTTTCTCAAAGGCTATATAATTAGCCTTTTTAAGTAACCAGCCATCATAGCCCCATTCGTTTCTATATTCAACTAAAGTCCACTCATCGTTACAATTTTTATCTGATGCAGAAAGTTTTTTTCTAGCTTTTACATCAAAACCTTTTTTTATCTTATCTTTCTCAAGCCATACATCTATACCTAGTATTTTATTTTCATGCTTGGTTGATTTAAATGTATTGAAGCCTCTTTTTGAGGCAACTCCCATAAATTTTCTCTCAGACTTAGTTCCTATCTCTGAAGAGCCTCGATTATCAAGTTCGTGTTTATAACTCATTTAGTGTATATATTTATTATGTTATTAATAATAGATGCAGAACTAACAGCTCCTCCAAGTGAGGTTTGTTTATTTAGAGACATAACTTTATACTCTTCGTGTTTTTTAGATAAAGAAGTGGTAATAGAATGCCCAAAAAATGAAAGAGATTTTTATTATAAATGGTTAAAAGATAGGTGTGCATGGGATTACGTCTTAGATATGGTAAGACCAAGGACTGAATTAGGTGTGACTTTAAGAAGTTCAAGAGCAAATATAACTGTTTCTAGGATATCTTATTCGAATTATCAAGGAATTATTAGTAGATTAAACGCTTTCAAAAGGAAATAAATTTTCAAAAGACTCTTCGTCTTCGAAAAATCCAGAATCTTCTGAATTCATTTCGGAAATATCAATTTTGTTTGGTATATTATATTTTTGAACAGGAAATCTCAACAAAAAAGAGTCGATTAAATTCTTTTTCTTTTTAGAGGTATTATAGAAAATAGCTCTATTTTTATGAATTGGATAATCTCTAGAAAAATAACTAAGGTAGAAGCTGTATGGATAATGTTTTTTAAAGTGAGGGATTAAGTCAAGCAACTTAGTTTCTTTTTTAAAGAAAACGACATCGCAGTCAGCAAAACTATAAAGAGGTGGGGTGTTAAATTCATCTTGATCATGAAAGTTATATTTAATATATTTTACCCCTTTTCTATCTAAATTACTATAGGTAAAATTGCATGAATCAGGACAAAAAATAAAAATTTTATTATATAATATCATTTTAGTTATATAAATGCTTCCCCATTCCAGCATAACCTGAGTGATATGTGAATCTAAAAGTTTTTGGCAGATTCCTTATGCTTATTGAATTGTTGTTAGTCTGAGTTATGCCATATGCAGTCGCTGGAAGGGATTCATTTAAGATTGTGCATTGATTATTAATATCAATACCGCAAGTCCAGTATATTCCACAATTTTTTAAACCCCCACAAGTATCTTTGCTTCCCCAAAATTTATCAGACCAAGCTCTCGGATCAAATCCATCGATAGAAGGAGAAGTTAATGGGTTGTGGGAAATATTTAGATATTTTAACCTTGTCTCCCTAAAACTTTTTAAATCTCCAAGAATTTTAATATCGTTATAAGCAATAGAAATATTCCAAAGATAGTTATTGTTGGATAGAGTATTAATATTAGATATAAGATTATTATCTAGACATAACTCAGTTAAGTATTTCAAATCATTCAGTGGAGATAAATCCTCTACATGGCAATTTTCAATTTGAATAGCATATAAATTAGGAAAATTTCTTAAAAAAGAAAGATCTTTAACTGTTTCATTTTCTCTGAGTTTGATATAGATTGTATGATATTGATTAATTCCTCTTCCTGTATTAAAAATCCTACCTTTATTTCTAGAAAGAAAGCTAGACCTTATGGATTTAGGTTTTAAAACCATTAAGTTGAAACTTGAAGTCATAGGTCCGCTACCAGAATTTTCCCTAAAAACACAAAGGTTTAAATAATTTCTTGGGGAATATGGTATTACTGTAGTCCATTTTTTAAGTCTATCCTCTAAAATACAATCATAGTCGTATGAATCAGTGTCCTTCATTAAGACTCTTGTTGAAGGGTGGACACAATAATGCGGAGCTTTCTTATTTGCAGTTAAGAAAGAAACTCTATTTTTCTCCCTATGTCTCCTGACTTTTTCATTGTCAAGATTGAATGGATCAAGATATTTATATTTTAAACCTTGATCAGTTCTATACAACCACTTGATGAAATTTTTATCGTTCTCACAGAAAAATCTTGAGTCAACAATAGATTTTCTACCATTTTCAAGCTCTAAAGAAAATTTAGTTTCAGAATTTACAGACAAAAGCTTTGCATTAATATCATTTCCTGATGAATTTTTCCAAATTCTAAACTTTTGCTCTGGTATTTTGCCTAGTAATGCAATGCAAGGTAGTAGTTTTAGCGCTAATATAATATATTTCATCTGTATTCCTTTCTTAATAATCTCCATCTATCGGAGTCTATTTGTTTTTTTCCATTATCAATAGCATACAGCATACCTAAGATTTCGTCAAGACTATTATAAATATATTTATGAGGAAGCATTCCTAGCATCCATAGCGGGGTTTTCGATTTACCTCCTTCCATGCTTATAAAGATGGGTTTTTTCATCCGAACTGCTGTTACTAGTTCTTCGGAGCTACCCCAACTAGCTATATCGGGAACCAGATTAGCTATAATAAAATCACTTCTATCAACGAGATTCAAATCATACGACCTAATAACTTTCATTTTTTTAGTTACCCTATCGTATTGTTTTGTTTTCATCCAAGTATTCATTTCTTCTCTGGACTCTTCGTCTTCTTCTACATCCTTAACGAAAGGTTTTTTATAAGGATCAAAACAAGTTATACTTAAAGGAGATAATTTTTTTGTGACTTCTTCTCTCCAATTTCTACCACTTAGGTATTGCATATGCCCCACCAAATAAGTTTTAGTATTGCATAAAAGGTTCATTACTAATTAGATTTAATTACCTTTAATAATTCTCTAGCCTGTTTTGCTGGAATATCCTCAAAAGAAGTCCAGTCAGAAGGATTAGAAGATGGATCAACTTCATAAATTCCATCCTTATGCAGTTTTCTTAAATGATTCTTAAAGGTATCAAAATCAAAAAAACCACTAAGCTCAGATTGAACTTTTAATGCTCCTTGAGGAGATAAAGACATTGAATTAGAGTTTTGCCTAAGAGGAGATATTCCAGACTTATCTATTTCGTCATCTCCAACAATATGAATATTTAAGAAATTTCTTACACATCTAACAAAAGCTCTGTTACACGCTATCGTCTCTAAGAACTTAGTAGCAAAGCTGCTTGTGTTATTTAGTGTTGCATTAGCCATGTCAGAAAAATGAACTAATTCTCCATTCGTTTCATAATTTGGCATAAAGCTAATAGAGCAAGAGACTGCAACATGATCAGGTTCACATTTAATGATTTGATAAGACACATCTGAAAAGCCTCTAAGTTTGGCGACTTCTTTTATCCCAGAAAGTTTTATTAATAGTTGATGATCCTTTAATCCCTCTACTGTCCTTGGTGGGTCTTTCTTCCTAGCTTCAAACCAAGACTTGTTGGGGAATAGATGTTCATCCTTTACCATAGATCTCCAGTCAATAGAACCATCTTCATTGAAATGATATTCAGCATTAGATAATAGACCATGCTCGTCTCTCTTGTACATTGATGGCCCAAGCGGCTCTCTTGAATTATTCAAATTACTCCTCACGCTTGCTTCCGCAAGTTTAACTTGTTTTATTATGTCTGACTCTACGTCAGGCGAACATTTAATTTCTAAAGTTTTATTCTTGCTTCCTTTTGGTCTTCCTCTTGACATTTTCTTCCTCCTTGTTGTATATGATATAATAATCTAAACCTTCCCAAAAATCTGAACTATCTATAATGAAATTGTCTTCACCTGCATTAAGCTCTTTTCCTTCCATCCAGTGAGCTTTACTTGCGAATTTTTGTCCATTTGAAATTAAAATTTTTGAAGATTTGAATATTTTATTATGATCAGAGTCAAGGGGAAGATCAAGGTCTTTTTTCGTTTTTTTATTATAAAGAAGTATTTTCTCATCTATATTATCTAGCCTTAGCTTATTTATATTTTCTTTATTATATGTGAAAAGTTCATAAGGTATTTTAAACTTTTTTAAAATTTTTAAAAAATCAAAATCTAGATCATCAACTTCAATGGAAACCCTAGCTAATGAATCTTTGCATGCATAGCATAATTCTTCGCTAAATTTTTGGTTTGTAATAACTCCTAATTTTCTTCCTCTGGATAAATGAAAGATATTTTCTTGATCAAAGTAATAATCAGCCCTGACATTGATTATTGAATTTTTTAATAAATCTTGAGGCGGAACATAATCAGGAATAAACTCAAGAACTCTTACATGGTAATTTTCTCCAATATAAATAGGGTTTAAGTCGTCAAGATTATTGATTATTTCAAGATTATTTAATATTTTATTAGCTATTAAAGATGGAGATATTTTATTTATGCTTTTAGGGTTTTCGACAGGGCTGTAGCTGCAGCCAAATTCTTTAGGGGAATCAATACTTGTGAAGTTTTTATTTAGACCACTTTTATCGAAAGAGCAAAAAGAATCCGAAGGCTCATTTGAGAAAAGAACTACACTAGGAGTGTTGGAGTTATAAGATACATAAGAATAATGATCACAAACATTAAAATGAAGCATTGATTTCTTTAACACATAGGCATTTTGATTAAAATTCATAGAGCCTCTAAAGTCATGAACCCCTTCAAGTGTAGGGTCTTTTTTATCTCCAATTTGAATAAGCTTTATATTTTCTAGGTTTAAAAATGGAGTTAATAAATCAATAACTTCTTGCCAGAGATCATAATGCTTACTTTGAATTTTAGTAGATGTATTAAATGTTATATATTTATCATGAGTGATTGGGAAAAAAGAATTATCAATAAAAGGTTTTGATATCTTTAAACCTGAATGAAGACTGTACCTTTCTAGCTTATTCATATAAATCAAATGTAAAGTCTTTTATACCATGATAATTGATATTTCTCTGAGTGAGTATTCCTAGGTTGCAATAATAATCAAAGTAAGCTTTGCTTTTGGAGGAGGACACCATTAAAAATTCATTTTCCATCTTAGGATCGTATGGTATTACTTTGTAAATATGAAGATTAGATAATAGAAGAGAGTGGTAAACTTCATCGCAAGCAAAAAATAAATCATGATTGGGGTTTAATTCTTTGAAAGATTTTAATAAACTCGTAGCCATTAAAATGTCTTCTGCAGATTCTTTTAAAACAAAAAGAGCTTTTTTTGAGCCATCATTTTTTATAACTTCGTCAAAATCTACCACTTTTTTCTCAACGATCTTTGAGTTTTCTTTTTGAGCAACTTGCCTAAAATAATCTAACACACCGTTTCTGGAACCTCCATTAGTAAGTGTGCTCATCCAGTATTTATGACCTTCGTCTGTATGGTCAAGATCAACTTTTAAAATATTTTTATATAAATCAATTAACCATTCAGAATCAGATTCTATATCTGGAGGATTATAATTCGAGTCTCTTAATGTTTTTTTGAAATTAAAATCGTAATCTGAAACACTTGGCATAGAGTCTATAATCTTTTCTAGTTTAGAACCTATGACTTCAATAGAATAATTATCTACAATATACTGTCTAGATTTTTTTCCTAAAGATGATTTTTCTAAAAGATCCATTTTATAAACATCTGTTAGTTTTTCACTAATACTATTAGGGCAAGTAGAGGCTTTTATGAATTGTGTTCCTGGTTCCCTGTATTCAGACCAATCTAGGCTTAATCCCCCAGATTCTGGGGAGCAAGAGTCTTCTCCGCAAGAATAATTTGTATTTAAAGTTATTAACTCGCAGAGTTTAGCTTCTTGTAAAGGTATCTCTTGGCCTCCGCTTGTAAAAGGGTGACAATAAGTATCCATTAAATTATAAATCTCATTTAATTGATCATCATTAACCCCATCTTTAATGTTTACAGTATTAACTGATTTTTCGGAACCACAGTAAGGACAGTTTAAGTTTTGAGAAGAAAATGGCTTTATTTCATATTGATTGCAAATTTTGCAATAATACGTACAAAGAATATCAGACTGATCTATTCCTTTTTCCTTTATTAATCTTGGAATGTCCCAACCTTCAACCCAATTAGTATGAAGTAAAAGTTTTGCATTTGAGTCTGGGTGTTTAGATTTAAATATCTTAAAACCTTCTAGCAGGTTAGGTACGCTTTTTCTAAGTTGGTTCCTGAAAACAAATCCTATAATGAAATTTTCACTTAAATTGTATTTTTCCCTTAAAGCATCTCTCTCTTCGTGATCTAGTTTATAAAAACGAGATTGATCAACAGCACCATGTAGAGTTTTTACATGAGTGTGTCCTTCCTCGTGCAAAGCTTTCTCTGCAAAAGAAGACCATACATAGTAATGTTTAACATTTTTCGCGCATTTTATTGCATCTGGGAGGATGGGAAGGCTATCAAGAGTTGTCCAAACCATGCAATTAATTTTGTTCCACCAAGGCTTTTTTATATACCCAGATAGACCCCATATGTCTTCAGCGCCTATGTATACATCAGGCTTATGTTTCTTTATGACATCGTCGATCCTCAAGGCTCCATATGAAGCGGATCTGCCAAGATTGGGATCTCTATTTATTCTGTTTATAGTTTCCTGATCTGATGGGAGTCCTCCTTCAGCTTCCCAAGGAAGAGTTTTTAACTCTTCGTGAGATTTAGATACACCATTAGCAAATTCTATAATTTCATATTTATTGGTTGAAGCTAAATATTTTAATATATTTTTAGCATTCTTGCCAAAACCACTTAGTATTCTAGAAAAATTACTATGAAATAAAACTTTCTTTTTAGACATTTAGGATTTTTTTAATATTCTAAACTGACTCTTCTTCAGAATGGGACATCTTCGTAATCTTCCTCATCAACATCTTCGGTTTTTTCTACCTTAGGACTTGGAGAGGGTGAAGGTTTATTTTCTTGATATTTCTTAGAAAGAGCTTTTTGGATATTGATTTTTTCGTCAACAAAAAGATTAATAAAACGTTCAAGTAACTTCGTGAAAACTTCTGCCTCTCCAGGATCCATGCCTATTTTGAAAGTAGAACCCTTCCCTTTAGAAATAGAAACTCCAAATGCTGGAACTTTTATCTTTGACTCCTTAAAGCCTTTTGATTCTGGATCGTATTTAGAAATCTTAACATCCTTATCCCAAGGGCTAAATTTAATAGTAGTATTATTATTATCAAAAGAGTGAAAAGTAGAATAATCATACCTATTTTTAATAGCACTAATTACTTCTCCGCACTCAAACTCACTAAGTTTTACATTAACAGTTTTTTCTGAGTCTTTCGCATTACCAGCAAAAGAACCTATCTTCTTATCAGAATCCCAAGAGTATTGGGATATTGCGCTCATATAAAAAGCTGGTAGGCTGTTGTTTTTATTAGAGCCTATGGAGAAGGTGAATGCTGCTCCTGCGTTTTTACTATTAGGTTTATATAATTGAATCGACATAATTTATAATTGTTAAGATTTGTTTTTTTCTGATGCGCTGTAAATATTTTTAGGGGAATCGCTTAAAGCATCAATAATAATATCTTGATATTTTCTCATTAAATTGTTTTTTGCACAAGAAGTACATTTTGCTCCTCCAGCTTTTTCAAATTCTTTTTGGTAGTTTTGGTGAATTTTTTTGTAACCAGGAAAGTCAAGCTTTTCTCCGTCAAAGAATTTTTTAATAATATCTTTTTTATCATCAGCTAAAAGGTGGACAGAGTCTTGGAGACCTTGGGTGCTTTTAAATTCAAGAGCCTCTTCTTTTGTGTCAAATATATATTGCTTGGGCAAAGGGTTATCTTTTAAAACAATAAAAATTTCTTTTAAGTAATTATCCTCAGTATGTTTTAACGCATACTTAAAGTTGCCGTTTAATGCAATACTCTTATCGGTCATGAACTTCCCTAGGTCTTGAAAGCTTTCAAACTCTTTGAAAAATTCTCTGGTTGTATTATCGTCCACTTCGTCAAAAGATAATACTTTTTCAGCGGCAAAAACTAGTTTATATTTACTCATAATTAATATCTGAAAGTTTGATAGTTACTTCTCCTTTTTTGTTTTTTATAATAAATTCTGAAACTTTATTTTCAATATTTTTTTGTATAATTTTTTTAATCGGTCTAGCTCCCATTTTTAAATCAGAAACATGATTGGAAATAGAATCGATTATATCGTCTGACACATTTAATATAATACCCTTTTGTTTTTTAAGCAAGTTTTTTAATTCAGAAATTTCTTTATTTACTAAAAACCTTACTTCTTCTAGGGAAAAGTTATTAAATACGATGAGTTCATCGATTCTATTTACAAATTCAGGACTAAAAGTTTTTTTAGAAAGTTCGATTATTTTTTCTTTATGTTTATTCTTTGGGTTTGAGTTCGAAAAACCTATTCCTCCCCCTTTATCTAAAACGTCGGAGCCTATATTGCCAGTCATTATTACTATAGTGTTTGTGAAATCAGTAGTTCTCCCGAAATTATCAGTTAACCTTCCTTCGTCAAGCAAATGAAGTAATATATTTATTACATCTGGGTGAGCTTTCTCTATTTCATCAAACAAAACAACCGAATAAGGTTTGCTTTTTACTTTATCTGTTAGCTGTCCACCTTCGTCGTAGCCAACATATCCAGGAGATGAACCTATTAACCTTGAAGTGTTTATTTTTTCGGAATATTCCGACATGTCTATATGGATAAGGTTATCTTCACTTCCAAAAAAGAATTTAGCTAAACTTTTTGCCATATAAGTCTTACCCACTCCGCTTTTACCTAGTAGTAGAAAAGAACCTATTGGTTTTTTAGTTGAAGATAAACCACTTTTAGATCTCATTATTGAGTTGTATATAGAATTTAAAGCTTCATCTTGAAATAAAACCTCTTTTGCTAAATTATTTTTTAAATTTAATAAAATTTCTGCATCGTCTTTAGATAGGTTACCGACTGGGATCCCAGTCTTAGATGATACGACATTGAATATATCTTCTTGTGTTACATAAAATTTCTTCTGTTGATATGTTTCTGCCCATTTGTTAAGTGTATCTTTGTAGCTTCTTATTAAAGAGTCTTGCTTTTTTTGGTGCTTAGTCTTTTGGCATTTATTCTTATCTTCGCCCTCCATTAATTTTTCTATTTGCTTTTCTATTTTTTGAGCTTCCAGAGGTCTATTAAAGCTGCGCATTTTTACTTTAGCTCCAGCTTGATCTATTATATCTATCGCTTTATCTGGTAATTGCCTATCGGTCATATATCTAATAGATAGATCTACAGCTAACTTTATGGCGTTTTTTCTATATATAACATGATGGAACTTTTCATATTGGGAAATTATCCCTTCTAGAATTTTTAAAGTTTCGGAGCTTGATGGCTGATTAACTTTTATCTCTTGAAATCTTCTTTCGAGAGCCGCATCTTTTATTATGTATTTTTTATATTCTTTAGGAGTCGTGGCTCCGATGCATTTTATTTGACCTCTAGCTAAAGCGGGTTTCAATATGTTTGCGGCGTCCATGCTGCCTTCGGTAGCTCCAGCTCCGATAATTGTATGAATCTCATCTATAAAAAGAATGATATTGGGTGAACTAGAAACCTCTTCTATTAATTTTTTTAATCTTTCTTCAAATTGACCTCTATACTTTGTTCCTGCTATTATAGCCGCCATATCAACTTCATAAATAGTTTTATTAGATAAAAAGTCAGTGCATGTTCCATTTACTATATTTTGAGCTAGACCTTCGACAAGCGATGTCTTACCAGTGCCTGGAAGCCCCACTAAAATAGGGTTATTTTTATTTCTCCTACATAATATTTCAGACATTTTTTCAATATCTACGTCTTTACATAAAACTTTATCAAATTTACCTTGAGATGCTAATTCATTATAATCCTTACAGAAAGAATGAAGTGTTCCAGAGTCTGATTTTTCTTCGGCCTTTGGCTTATTACCTTCAAATGTTTTTTGAATTCTAGATTGCTCCCATTCACCTGTAACAAAAAAGTTTTTAAATTTTTCTTTAGCTAATTCAATGTCTACATAGAAAGTTGTCAATAAAGAGGATAATGGAGACTTGTCATATAGTAATAATACATAGAAAACATGCTCAACTCCTACGTATTGATGATCTAACTCTTCAGCAAACTCGATGCATAATTTAAAAACTTTTTGATATTGTTGAGAAAACTCTTTATCAGAACGTTGATCAAGGTCAGAAGAGGAAAAGAAGTCTCCATCTATCGTATTAAACACTATACTTTTGAATTCGTCTAGAGATATAGATATATCACTAAAAAAATTATTTATTATAGATTGATTGGAATCAACAACTCCGAAAAGTAAATGATCGAGGTCAACCTCTTTAGAGTTTAAAGAGTCGGCTATTTTTTTTGACAAAGATATAATTCTTTGTACTCTTGGGGTGAAGTTTTTTTTATTCATTTATCTTAAATCAGAAAGTTTCATGTAAATTTTCTCATCAACAATAGATAAATCTTCAAGGAAGAGTATGTCTTCACCCTTTTGACCAAAAATAACTACTATGTTATTTTTTTCAGGTATCTTAGATTTATTTTTAAATTTTGAAAGTTTTTTATCTCTTCCGTCAACCATGATCGCATGATATCTACCGTATTCATCACTAACTGAAAGTTTCATATAATCATTTCCGTTTTTACTTTTTCTGCAAAAGACATCGTCAACGACAGCAATGTATTTTGATTTAGAATTTAATTCAGAAGATTCAAAATGTAAGGAGTTTTGTAAATTTTGATTTTCTCCACTAAAGGAATCTCTTAATTCCTTGCTGTAGCTAAAACCTAATAGGGACTTCTCGAAGTACCAGTTGGCAAAATCTTCATACCTTTTATTTTTTTCGTATATTTTTTTGTAATTCAAATAATTTTTCTTTAATGTATTAAATCTTTTTTCTGGCATAATGGGTCTGTTATCATCTCCGACGATGTTATTAGTAACAGCATCGTGTACAGCATTTAATATATCATATTCATAACGATCCCCAAGTAAAATAAAATTTCTTTTTTCCCTATCTGTTAATAAATTGAAAACTTGAGCTTCTAAGACTAACCTAGGTCTGTTGGTTTTATAGCTAGATAAAGCTCCTGCTTGTATTAATGCAGATAGAACTCCAATGTTTAAACCTGCCGATTTGGCAGATAAAAATATATCATACTTATTGGGTTTTTCTGAGTCTCTAAATTCTTTGAGAGCGCTTAAAGATTTTTCACTTATACCCTTGATGCTATTTAAGCCAAATCTAATATCTTTACCCTGGACAGAGAAATCCATATTAGAGAGAGTTAAATCTGGAGACAAAAGCTTTATATTGAAATAGGGCAAGTCTTGGCATATTTTATTAATTTCTTCTTGGGCAGACGGCTCGTATTTAGTCATCCTTAACAAGCTAAGGAAAAATTCTTGAGGATGGTTAAATTTTAGATAACAAGTCCAAGCTGCAAGAATTGAATAAGATATTGAGTGGGATTTATTAAAAGAGTAATTAGCACTATCTTCAGCAACTTTCCATAAAACATCTCCAACTTCAGGGTCTAGTTTATTTTCTTTAATTTTTTCTTCAATTTTTTTCTTCCACGCTGGCATTTGCTCTATTTTTTTCTTGCCGACTATTCTTCTTAGTTGCTCGGCCTCGTCTAGAGTAAAACCAACCTTGACCGCCATTTTCATCAATTGCTCTTGGTATAAGGGTATTCCTCCCGTGTAATCTAATACATCATCAAAGAAAGGGTTAACACTTTGAAAATTGCCCGTTTCGGCATACTTTTGATAGCTCTCAAGGAAGTCTAATGCTCCAGGTCTAGCTATAGCTATAACAGCGCTTAATTCTTCTAAATTTTTTGGTTTTATTTTTTTGCAAACCATATAGTTAGCGTCAGCTTCAATTTGAAATAATCCATGAGGAGTTCTTAAATCCTTAAAATGACTATATATTCTATTTGATGAAAGATCAATATCTTCTGGATTTAAATTTATTTTTTTACAAGTTGAATATATAGCTGATAGGGTGCGAAGACCAAGAATGTCGAATTTAACCATAAGCTCAGCGACCCAGTTCATATCATAAGCTGTAACTATAGATCCATCGTTAGTTTTTTGAATCGGGCATATGTCCGTGATGTTGCTATGAGATATGGCTATGCCAGACGGATGAACTCCAGTGTTCTTTTTTAAACCTTCTAGCTTTCTAGCTATTTTGTATACTTTTGAATTATCATCGCAGAATTTTTTAAATTCTTCGCTTTCGACGTAGGCGACTTTTAGTTTAGCTACTATTCCGAAATTCTTGGGAATCATGTCGCTAACAAAATTCACATCTTGCTCGGACATATTTCCAGCAATTTTACCGCATTCTTTTACACAAAGTTTTCCACTTAAAGTATTTAATGTTAATATCTTAGATGTGCGACCTGGATGTTTAGTCTCAATATATTCGATAACTTTTTGGCGATGCTCATAAGCGATGTCGTTGTCAATATCAGCTAGAAGGCTTCCGTCTAGGTAGTTTATATTATTCTTTCTTATGACTTTAGCTCTACTTTTCGATACAAATCTTTCAAAAAATAAATCAAATTTTATAGGGTCAACTTTAGTGACTCCTATTAAATAAAGAATTAAAGAGCCTGCCGCAGAACCTCTTCCTGGCCCTGTAGGTATTGAATTCTCTTTGCAGAAATTTATAACATCCCAATTTAATAAAATGTAATCAATGAAACCCAGCTCTTGTAATATATCGAGTTCGTATGTAAGTCGATCTTGGTAGTCCTTATAGTTATCAAAATCACCTATAGCTTTAGATTTTATTGAGAAATCGCAAAGTTTTGATAAGAAATCAAAATTCGATGAACTTGTGGAAATTTTTAATTTTTTATAATATTTCTCATCAATTTCTAGATTTGGAAGTCTTACCCCTGGTGGGCAACAATCTTCATAACTTGAGAATTGTTTTAAGAAATTGATTTCTATATCTCTATCTGCCATAACATTTTTTTATATATATCAAAAGTTTTTTCTACATCATATAAAGCTTCATGAAGTCTTGATTCGTCAAAATCAATGTCATAATCTTTACATAATTGCTTTAGGTTTGTTTTCACCCCTCTAGTTCTGTGGTGGAGTAATTTGTACTGCCAATCAATAAAATTACCACTATTAGAAAATGGAATATTATTTTTAATAGATCTAGCTAAACAATTAGTATCTATTATTCTATTAATATAACTATAGTTAGTATTTTTTTTCAATAGCCTTCTATAAATATTATGGATATAAATATCAAAACCTAAGACATTATGGCCTAATACGAGGTAATCGTCGTCATAAAGGTATTTTTCAAATTCTTCAAGAATTAATGATGCGTCTTTTTTACCTTTATTGTATTTTGATTTAGAAAATCCAGTTATTCTTGCGGCATCTTTTGAGAGATTTAAATCATCCCAAGAAATATAAAAATCTTTTTTTTCTAAAATTGAATTACCTTCGCATGTTATAAAGCCTAGTTGCCAAGGTTTATTGTTAGGAGACTCTAGATTTAAACTGCATGTCTCAAAATCAAAGACTAAATACTTTTGCTTTTTATTAAATCTCAATAAATTTTCGTTCATTCTTTTTTAAAAGTTTTTTTTAGATCTTGTATCAAATTAACTTTAGCACCTTTGGGTAGCTTTTGATATTCTTTCTTTAACCTTCTTAGTATTCTTTTGTGTTCTGGTACTGTCGGATCATAATCAATTACTTTTTTAATCTCTGATATTTTTTTCTTGTTCATACTTTAATATAATCAACATTTGTAAAAGAATCAAGAGTTCCACCTCCAGAATAACTGATGGAGCTTTGAATGTCTTGTTTTATCTCTTCGAGCTTTTCTTCGAGGCTCATATTATTGCAAGAAATGTTAGTAAGTTTACCCTCTATATTATTATTATGACCTTTGTTTTCTGCACTAGCAGAGCCAAAGTATGCTTTATGAGTAACATCGTTAATGGTATTAGTGACTGCTGGGCTATCCTTACAAGCTGCGAATATTCCTCCAGCCATAACCGCACTAGCTCCAGCAACCATAGCTTTTGCAATATCACCATTATTTTTGATACCTCCATCCGCTATAATTGGTATTTTTTGAGGTATATCAAAGTCTTTAGATAAAGATGCGTCTGAAATCATAAATCCATCTTCTAGATTAAAAGAAACATTTGCACATTTTTTGACACAAGTAAACATAGGTACTGTGAAGCCTGTTTTGTCTTTTGTCGTACAAGGGCTTCCTTGACCTATTCCAACCTTAATGATGTCAGCTCCCCAAGCAGAAAGGTCGGCTACCGCATCTGGAGTAGCGACATTACCTGCAATGATTTTTGTATTAGGTAAATGCTTTTTTATATGCTTGATCATCATATGCATACGCTTACAATGACCATGAGCAATATCAATTGTTATAAAATCTAATCTTAGATTTGGGTTTTTCCCAATATTTGTTATATGAAGTTTGTCTTTTAATTTAACCCCAATGCTAAAAGATATAGTTTTCCAATCCTCTGAATTTGCTAACCCAACATTGTCTGCTAGATGACTATCAAACCTGTGCATAATATAGAAATAGTCATTTTCACTCATCCATTTTGCAATATTTAAGTCAATAACAGACTTCATATTTGAGGGAATAATAGGTAATTTGAATTTTTTCCCAAAAAGAACTAGACGAGTATCGCAATCAGTACGACTATGACACTCGCTATAATTTGGGACTAAAGATATATCTGAATATTTAAGATGCTTCATTTTCTAAGTAACTTTCAAAGGAGAAATCACTGCTGGAACAATGATCTAGATTGGGCTTTTCTAATGTGCTTGATCTTGAGGAGAAACTTCTGCTACATATACATTTGTAAGATTGGTATGATTCAAAATCAGATCTATTTTTATAATAAATACTTTTTCCTTTAATAATGTTTAAGTTATTATCTTTACAATAAGATCTCACTTTATCCTCAATTAAGTGATCGAAAGGTAGACTATTACTTTCTATTACAAACTTAGGCTCACAAAAAGAAAAATCAGGAATACAGCTCTTAAAATATAATGTGTTGTTATAGATAAAAGAATCATAGAATGGAATAACTAAGTCCAACTCATTACTAAATAAATTAGCTAATGTTTTATAATCTAATCTACCATAGCCTTCAGTAAAAGCTTTGCTATAAATTTTATTCAATAATTTACATCCAGCACTGTTTTTGGCAAAGATTATTATTTTATTATCACTTTCGCCTTTATCTAACTTAGGGGCTACTGATGAGTCATTACATATAGTAACTCTCAACCCAAAGATAAGATTTAAACCTAAAGATTGAGCATTTTTAAATGCTTGAAGGAAGCCTGATAAGGAGTCCTCAACGAGTATTAAACTTTTAAAATCATGATCCAGGGCAATGTCAAAAATACTATCAGAAGAATCTGGATCTTTATCTTCTTTGGGAAGATTGAGATTTAAAATACTTTTTCCTATAGAGTAATCTGATTTAAAAAATGGAAGCATTCATGAATATAACATGAAGGGGGGGAATTTATCAAGTGATATTATGCTTTTTATATTTATATTCGTTTCCTAGCTTGTCGTATTTTGGTCTATCTTTATTTTCTTTTTGATGAATGATTGGAATGATTGGAGTAGATTTTACGATCTTGATTGCATTTAGATGTTTTTCTTTAGGAGGGTTGCCCTCTCTATTGTATGGAGGAGGGGGCGGAGGAACCTCTTCTTTCTTGGGCTTAGGGTCTGGCTTAGGGTCTGGCTTAGGGTCTGGCTTAGGGTCTGGCTTAGGGTCTGGCTTAGGGTCTGGCTTAGGGTCTGGCTTAGGGTCTGGCTTAGGGTCAGAAGGAGGGTCTGGTTCGGGGTCAGAAGGAGGATCTATCTTTTTTTTTGTAATTGGCAAGGTGAAAAATCCAGATGTAGCACAAACTATCATCATAATCGCCAAAGGATCGAAAACGAAAATTATAACTACAATTATAATTCTTACCGCATCTTCAAGGTCAACTTCTGAACCAGTTGTATCTGCTATAAGTTCTGCTATATATTTTACAGGCCCAACTTCAGTTTCAAGACTTAAGTTTTGATTAGATAACTCAAACTTTTTTAAATTTAATTGATCTATAATTTCGTAGGAAGTTGAAATTAATTTCTTATAACTTTGGGTTTCTCCTAGATTAGATCCAGTTTCATTGTATTCTTTATTTTGATAATTTTCAATTTGACTCCTTAGAGAATCAACTTCGCCTTCAGCTTTTTTTCTAAAATAAGATATATTTTCAGTATAAGAATTAATTTTTCCCTGTATACTCTCTCTCTCATCAGCTTGAGAAATTTCTAACTCTTTTATTTTTTTTCCAACATTTGAAAAAAGACCTCCTTTTTCCGATCTAACGACATTAAGTTGAGACTCTAGCTCTGAAAGTCTAGACTTTAAGAAAGAAATACCTTCATTATCTATCTTAATATCTTTCTCCATTCTATCGTAGATGGAGCTTATCTTTTCATTATTTAATTTTATGTTATCTTGGTCTTTATCTTCTTTTGAGTCAAAAGATTTTTCAATTTTTAAAATTAAATCATTATTTCTCGATATTGATTCTTGCTCTCTCTGTATTTTTGACTCTATTTGACTCATCTCCATTGCATTTGATTGAGAAATGCTTTGGTGTTCAATGTGGGCTTTACTTAAAAAGCCAAAAATGCCCATACTAGTAATAAGCATTAAAACTAGTATGGCAAAAGATAGATAACTTTTCGAAAATAAAGAAACATTGTGCCAGTTTTTATGTGTCCAAACAGCACTGACTATCTTGGCAACCTCAAGTGCGACAGCCATTACCACGACAGACATGACGGCTCCTGGGAACATTATAGATATCCCTATAATACTGAAGAAGGCAGCAACAGAAGATAAAGCTAGTGCAGATATAAGCAATAGAATATTTAAGACTTTCATATATAATATATACACGTAGATCTTTTAAGTGTAATTATATTTACATGGCTTATACAGAAGAATACTTTTATAACTCAGATAAATTTACATCTATAGGTATGTTTAATGGGTTTCCTTTTTCTTTAGTTCCTAAACCCAGTTTTTTAAATATGGAGACAGGATTAACTACTGGATTGTTAAATAGAGAAGTCTCATCTAATAGTTTTTGGAATTTAGCCGCTGTAGAAGTTGATTTTATAATAAGAACAGATGCCACCCCAGCTATTTACGAGTCTGGGTTCGCCTATAATCCAGATGGAACACCAGGAACAGGGCATATTGTCTCTGTAGAGTATGAAGTTTTAAATTCTTATGATAGCGGAGAGTATTTACCTGAAGAAAGAATGTACAGAGAAATCACAGGAGGATCTCAAATACAAAATTTAGATGCTAGTGGTTTGATTGTAGGGTCGGGCGATCAGTTAACATCTTTATTTTTAACTGATGATCCTGATTTTTATATTCCGTTAACCATACAGCCTGACAATACTGGAGCTTTTGTTATAACTTTAGATTCTGGAGTGGCTGATTATTTTTATGGAAGATCTGGATATGATAGTAGGATAGATAAATTTGAAGCTAATATGTTATTTGATTTTGGGGTTAGCCACATGGATGAAAATGGTAATGAATTTAATAATATAGATTACTACGAATATACAAGAACTGGTTATTTAGTTCCCAAGAGTGGTTTTGAGTTTTCAATTGAAGGAAGTAGGATTAAGGGTATTTATTATACTTACCCTTTAGAAGAAACTACTGCGCCATTAAATGTTGTGCAAGGGATAAAGCCTCCTAAACAATGTCATGCTAAAATGATGATGCCTCCAGAAAGAAAGAATAAAAATGGTTCATTTTGTATAGGAGAACCGCATTTTAGTGTCAGTTATGACCATTCTAGCAAGTATACTAAAAATGAAGTTGGCACATATGAATGTGAAGTAGGCGATGCAAATTTAAGTACGGCAGGAAATGTACAAAAGTTATTAGAAGAAACTACGCATAACTATACTTATTTTCCCAAAAACAAGATTAATACTCTAAAAGGTACGACTCCTGACGGCAGGAAAAGCTCTAATATTCCAACATGCGGCGTTAATAGCCTACCCTTGAGGGGGAAGAGTGGTCCTGGGGGAAATGTTTAATTAAGCTTCTTTTACAAAAAAACTAATTTTATTAACAGTTTTTTTCAAAAGCAAATTACCTTTTATGAAAAATAATTTGTATTTTCCTGAAACAGGATCTAATTTTTTATGAACAGACATATAATGTATTACACTAAAAATGCAGAATCTTTTTGTTGAAAATGAGGGCATCCGTTGTATTGTTTTTTCTTAACTTTAAAACCTTTTTTTAATTCAGGAACTTCTTTCTCTGTAGAATAACATTTTACAAGCTCATTAGAATCATCATAGAGAGCATAGTACTCAAAAGGGTTCCTGTGTTCGCATATAAAATTAGGAATTGGATCACCGTTAGAATCTTCAACTAAAACTCCTTTTGATTTCTTAAACCCTTGCTTGCCACACATAAGCGGCCCTCCAAAAGTGCCATCCGAAGGGTAATTTTGGTCAGCTGCAAAATTTGAAGAGGCTTCGTTTTCATCAAAATTTTCTAAATAGTTTTGAATAGATGTTAATTGATATTCGAATCCTTCTATTTCATCCTGTGAAATTTCTTCCATTTTTAATACCCCCTTTCCAGGATTACCAAGTAAATCTTCAGTCAAATCAAACTTAACAAATACGAACTCAACAGAAATATTAGAATATTCGGGGTAAAGTTTCTTGACAGCAAGGCAATACATTAAATTTTGAAGGTTATCTGATATTTCTTTTCCCTTATAAACTTGTTTGCTTGTTTTAAAATCCCTGATTAAGGCTTTTTTTTCATTTGAATATAGGAAAAGTTTATCTATAAAACCTCTTATTTTATAACTCTTTCCATCCTCATTAATTTTTAAATTGAAATCTTTTTCTGAAATATCTGCAGTAGGCTTAATTTTAGAGTCTCCAAAAAAATCATAAAGTAATCCTTTAACGATCATCATATCGATCATTTCCATATTTTCTTCATCAGCAACATTTAATTTAGATGCATGATATTTAACTAATCTTAACACTGATTTAGAGCTATTTATCGTCCCAGAAGTTATAATTTTATTGTAATGATTCTGATGTTTTTCTTGACCAAGGAGTTCGTAAATTAAATGACAAACTGAACCTCTACTTGATCCGTCATTACCCTTTTGCGGAAGTTTTAACTCGTATGAACACCAATATTTCCAGCTGCAACTTTGAGCTTGTTTTATTTTACTGGCAGAAAGAAATAGATCACCCATAATTTTTTTTAAATTTATTAAATTTTTTCAAGAAGGTTTCTGGGTAAGAATTTTTATCCAGTAATTTTGAAATGTCTTTGATTATATTAAAATCATGAGACGATTTTTCTATGTTTAATCTATCCTCATACCAAGAAGAAATAGAATCCGAATTCATATCTCCGAAATCATTTTTCGTTGGAAGATGTATAAATAGTTTTTCATTATCAAAAAAAGATTGTAATTTTACGAAATTTTTTAAAGCTGAAGTGAAGCCAGCATTATTTTTCGACTCAGAGTCATTATTAAAGCAAATATAAATTTTACTTGGATTCAATCCTACTGTATAAGATATTAAAGAAGGTGAAATTTCTAAACCAAAAGTGCATAAAACATTTTCATGCCCATTTTCAAATAGATTTAAAACATCTCCTATACTCTCTACGAAGAAAAGTTCTTTTTTAGATTCTATACTTTTTCTTGATAATTTATAAGGGTAAATCCATTTTGATTTAACTCCTATATGTTTCCATTTTGGCCTTTCTGAAGAGTTTGTCATATCTCTACCCGAAAAACCATTAATTTGGTTGTCTAGATTATACACTGGAAAAACAAACCTTTTGAGCATTTTCCCTTCTGTTGCATAGCCGCAATTAAAAAGCTTTAAGATTGATGTACTAATCCCCCTATCATTGTAGAACTTGTAATGAGGTAGGAGCCTATCTAGACAGCTTTCTGGGTATGTTTTTTCCATAGTTATCTTTTCGGTAGATTTTAAGTTAGTAAATTCAAAAGGATCTTTCTCTTTTATATACTTTCCTATGACTTCTTCATCATTTGTTTTTAATGTCACCTTTAAAAGTTTATCAAAGGTCATATATGGAGTTTGCTGAACATAATCTTTCCAAACTCCACTATCTTTATATATTTGAATTGCTGTATTATTATTTCCGTCTCTAAAAACGGCAGAAGTTTGCCAATAAGAACCTCTATCAGTTAATTTATAACCAAGAGATGTGAGAACTTCTTCTATATTAGTATTATCCATTAAAGAGTCCTGGAAGGTTAGAGTCTCCGTCTTCTTCTGGTTGATGACCCTCTACTCTTAGATGTTCAACTAGATCTACCAAGTCTCCTCTTTCGGTTATATTGAAATTATTAAAATCTAAATTAATAAAATTACTTTTTAGTGATCCATCTAGCATTCTAACTGGTTGAATAGCTCTTTGCGGATCTTGACCTAAGTTTCTTGATTTTAGAGAAATCAACTTATGCGTGCCGAAATTTACATGATCTGCTATCTCCGCAGGTTCTTTAGCTCTTAATATAAGCATGCTAGAGCAAAATTGTATAATCCTGTCAGATAAAGAAACTACTGTTTCATCTTCAACAATATTTTCGGAGGCTCTATTCCGACTAGTTCCCAACCTGTTCATTTGGACACTTGTCATCATGGAAACCACAGGCTTACCATCAAATACTAACTCTGTCATTATTAGTTTTTTAAACTTGTCTACCATTTCTCCAACAATTTGCCACTCTGTTTTTGAAGAATTTGATAATGCAAATGTAGTTTTTATATAATCAAAACTAAAAATCATTTGTTCTCCCCTTCCCACTTTAGAGAAATAAAACTTTCTTAATATATTAGTCATTTCATCAATTGATTTCCCACCACAATTATAATAATAGAATCTCATTCCTTGTATTTTATTCCAAGTTGACCTTACTTTGTTTACAACCTCTTCTCCAGCTTGTCTCCATCGACCCGTCTGTAGTAAACTTAATTGAACTCCAGATAAAGCTGCGCACTGCCTCATTGTCAGCTCTTCTTTACTCATTTCCCCATTGTCAAAATGCAAAATAGGAATATGTTCATTTGAGGCTGAAACTTTTGTACAAAAATCCATACAAAATTGAGTTTTTCCTATACCAGATCTAGCTACAACTACAGATATGTTGCCTGGAGTCAGAAGGGAGCCGTATAGTTCTTGAAGTCTTTGGTGTGGGCCACGTAGTCCGAACTCATCGATTGGATTGTTACCCCTTTCCTCAATGCACTCTTCCATAGCTTCATATAGATTTTCTGGAATTGAATCTCCCGACTCATAAAAATCAATTATTTTATGGTAAGTCGAGTCTGCTGCGGATATGATATCATCATAAGTCTCAAGCTTGGAGTTCTTCATTGTTCTAGTTAGCTCCACTCCTGAGAAGGCTATCTCCCTTCTTATGCTAACTTTTTTTAATTCTTGAGCTGTTTTAAGAACAGCTTTCTCAGACATTTTACGCATCGATAAACTTTTTATGTAATCAAGAGTATCTATACCCTCTTCAAAAGTTATACCTAAAGATTTTATATTTTGAGCAATTAACATTTCATCCAAAACCTCACCTTTTTCTAAGGAGCTTTTTAAAACGAAAAATATCGACTTATTAATTAAGCTAGACTCTGAATAAAAATCTTTTTCAGATATAAACGGAGATATTTCAAAGTAGGAGTCTGGATGTTGTATTATTCCACTTAAGAGATGTTGCTCTAATTCATAATTGTAAATCATGCACTAAGCATAAGGAATGCTTTGCGAAAAATCAATACCTTTTTAACTTTTAGTCTTCGGGGAAATCAAAAGAGACTTCGCCCTCTTCTAATTCTAGAAGGTATTTTTCTAAAGCTTTTCTAAGTCCCATTTCAATAATTTGAGAGCTGCTTCTTGAATAAACTAAAGCTCTACCATTATTGTCCACATAACTTAAAACATAGCCAGCACTACCCTCTGAGTTACCTGTAAATTCGTAAAGTTGTTCCAAGAAACTAGAGGGTATTTGAAATTTTGGTATTTCGTCTAAACTAAAATCGTCTTCATTCATGCCTTCGTATAGTAATATAATACACTTATAAATATTTTTTAAACTTTTTTAAAAGCGATTTATTTGTTATGTCGCTTTCATAAATCTCAATTAAATCAATTTCATTTATATCACAAAATTCAAGTTTTTGCTTATCTCTTCTTAATTGATCTATATAGTTCATTCTATTGCCGTGAAAAAATGGGACAAATTTTCTATGTTGCTGACCTTGAACTTCTATAGCTATTTTTTTTGTAGCATTATAAAAGTCTAAGGTTAATCTGGTGCCTGCAACTGGAAATTCTTCAAAGACTACATTATTAAGCCAGTAGTTTTTTAAAAAAGATTTAGTGTCATATTGTATATTACTTCTACTCTTAGCTTCCCAGTCTATTAGATATTTCCTTACTCTTGAAACTCTTTTTGTTCTACCCTGTAATGTTGTGAATTTCATTAATATTGCCTTCCTTTTCCGTGTGCATGGTCATAATATGTTAAAGGTTCGTCAACATAAGCGCAGTCGGTAATAGAGAGGACTCTTTTCCATAGTTCATAATCTTGTCCTTTTTTGAGCTTTCTAGATTCATTTAAGAACCCAACCTTATCAACGATAGACTTTTCAACCATAACAGAAGAACCTATGCAAAAATTATGGATAAGGAGTACTCTTTTATTCCAAACTCCTGGAACTATAGTTGAATCGGAATTAAATACTTTTTCAGAAACTTTCCATTTTTGGAATCTTTTTTTCATGCCCCCCATATAAATTTTATAGTTTTTATCTGAATCAAATAAACCTCTACCTTGAAGTGATTCTGTGCAACTCATGCCACAATTATATTTTTCCATTAAAGATATTTGTTTTTCTATCTTTTTAGGATACCATGCATCATCATCATCAAGAAAAGCTATGTATTTTCCTTTAGCTATTTTTAATCCATAATTATATGTATAAGATCTACACCTAAAGCCAAGTGTTTGTTCAGAATTTTCAGGCAGATTTAACCAAGTTACTCCTTTAGGTACTGAATTAAAATATTCTTCATCTGTAGATCCGTCATTAACGACTATTATTTCTATATTTTTATAAGTTTGACTCTTTACACTCTCTATAGATTTTAATAAATACTTCCACCTATTGAAGGTGCCTATAATGACACTAACTTTTTCTTCTTTAGGGTTGTTAAGAAATTTATTGTGAGTGTTATCTATATCTAGGATTTCGACCTGGCTTTTGGGTTTTTCTTTTTCAACAGTTTTATTAGAAAATTTTGAATCTGATATTAAGCTTAATTTTAATTCGAAATCTTTTTTGTCGATACCTGCCTCAAGGAGGCAATTAGAAAGATTTAATCTTTGATTCTTGTTTTTAATTGCATGGCTACCAAGACCTAAAAATTTATGAGTAGAAATATAATCTTTTTCAAAAATAGATATAGCGTCAGCATCATGCTTGATTAGTTTTAAGGATATTTTATCAGAGATGTCTTTTTCCTCTAAAAAATTAAGAGGGACTTCCTTGCAAGGTATAACAACTTCAGTATTATTCGAAGAAATATATTTCAAAAACTCAATAAACCAGGGTTTGGAGAAATCACCTTTACTTTGATGGTTCATGATGAACAATTTATCAGAATCTGTATTTAAATCTGCATATTTTTTAGATTTATATTGAGCTAAAGAAACTCTTTGACCAACAAAAACTCCAAATTCAAGAGGTTCATGAGGTGGAAACTCTACAGAGTATGGGTATTTACTTATTTCTGGGTTAAAATGATGGTCTATACATGAGCCTTTAAATATAGGCAATATTTTTTTAGAAAGAAAAGTTTGATCTTGTGAATATCTCCACTTATATGATTTTTCTTTACAGAAATTATTTATCTTTTCGCTTATAGAAAATTCAAGAGGCCCCTTTATTCCGCACATCCCGCCCATAACATCTGACCAGTGACCGCTTTTACAATCATGCATTAAATGCATTTTTTTATCAATAGATAGCCATTCTTTAACTGCTTGAGCCTCTCTATCATTCACTACGGAATCTGTATCTCTAAAAATAGAAACAGATACATCTGGATCATCTATGCTAAAATACCTCCAGAACATAGGAGGTATTTTTGAATCTAATATTATAATCTCACAATCTTGATTGCTAATTTCTTCTAAATTAGGTACGTCTTCAGTGCAGTAAAATCTACATATCCAATCTGGGTAGTATTTTTTTGCATGCTCAATATTGGGAATAGCACCAGAATAATACTTCTGGTTAGTCCCATAAAGACTAAAGCTTATTATTTTTTTTGAATCTTTTTTTGATAGAGATCCTAGCTTTAAGTCAAAAAACTCACTGTTTTGAATTTCTTTCATTTAGGGATTTTTATTTTCCCACAATGATCTTCTTTTAGACAAAGCCAATGAGGAGTGTTCCCTTTTATAAAATTAACTTCTATTTGTTTTCCTGAGCCTTTTGTTCCAGAGTAAATTTCTTTTTTAGTTAAAACTGGAGAAAATATATTTTTTTGATTACCTAGCAAACATGCCCAGAAACCGAAAGAAGAGTTAGCTCTAAATACAGATCTTGCAAAATAAAGACGCAAGAAGTCTGGAAACCAATCAAAGACTACGTCTTCCATATGTTCAGAACCCATGGGGTATGTCCAGCCTCCTCTACGTTCAAACCATTTATTATCTGAAGGCTTCCCTACTCCCCAATTTCCAGACCAATCGTCTGTTGTCCACTCTACTTTTTCAGAATCAACATCAAATTTTTTGAAAGCTTTTTCATAGGATTTTTTAGATATAACAGAATATCCAAAATTATTTTCATAATTAGGGTTTGATATGTCATCTCTGCGTAAATGAGCTATATCATAAGTTCCCTGTCTATCTTCTGCATACTTATAAACATCAGTATTCTTAATATTATCTGAAAAAGTGAAAACTTCTTTTAGGAAACTATTAGACATGCCTTTGAATATAGCTTCTTGATATGCACATAAATCAGCTACCCAGACAAAACGAGAACCTTTCCATGTTTGCGAGGCATCATGAGGGTTTAGAAAAATTAAATTATTTTTACTCTTTTTATTATAGTCTTGAAAGGCTTGTTCTCTAAATTCCTGTTTATCGAATTCTTTACTGGTTTGGTTGACTTTTAACCTAAGGTCATCATCTTTAATTATAGTGTGATTGTTTTTTTTAAAAAGATGGTCGCCCTCCCATTCAGATGGAAGTATTAAATTTAGGTTAAATTTTTCCGCATATGTAGCAAGATATGCATATTGATGCATTCTGTTTCCGAATCTACCTTGCCATTTAGCAAGGATGATCTCTCCATCTCTAGACGTGTTTTCATCTTTAGGAGTTTTATTCTGGACTTTTTTCTTAGTAGTAGCTTTTTTTCTAGGCATTGTAAAAATTAGAGTTTATATATTGTAAAATAAACTTAGAAAATTTCTTGTTTTCTTCTAAGAATTCTACTAGTTTAGGTTCTCCTTGAATCTTTTCTGGGCAGTCGATTGATTTTTCTTTACAGGCAGAAACAATTTCATTATCTATTGATATCCAAGCTCCTTTTTGCTCAATGTAACCCCAGAGTTTCATCATGTCTATAATCTCTCTCTCAACCCAGATACTATTGCCATCAGTCCTTCCATACCTTACGGGGTATCTAATTATCGACCCCGTCTTTTCATTAATGCTTTTTCTGAAAATTATTTTACAAAAATGACCAATAGGGCTGCCTTTATCTTCAAGTTTTGAAGCATTTGGGTTTGGGAATATTATATCTGGATTATATCTTTCTTGAAATTCCAAAATAAAGTTAGAATAATGCTTGACCGCATTGCCTCCTGCCTGTTTTACTTTTGGCCCACCTCTTGCTGCATAAGAGTTAGCTGGGATTTCTACTCTAACTTGAGATGTTAGTATCATCATATGCCCCATCTTAGTTATAGGTAGTACCATTTTTTTTAAAAAGACAGATGTAACTAAAGCTCCACCAGCTACTTGATCGCTTTCATCAAAGGGTTTGTCAAAGTCTCCTATTCTGCAGAGTGCATCAACACTATCTACAATAAATAAATACTTTTTTTTATCTTTATTTTCTTCAACAAGAGTTCTTATTAGTTGAAAAACTTTTTCAAATATATTACAATCAAACCTAAAAAACTGTTCTTCACTTGTGTCTATTCCACTTCTAGAAAGAATTTCTGGAGATAGCCTTCCTTCACTTCTAATATAAATGACCATTCCCTTTTTTTTGAATTTTTGCTGGAAATTTTTCGCTACGCTTAATGCACAACTTGTTTTCCCCCCTTCATTCACTCCAGTAAATCTATGAGCTCCTGCTGGAAGACCACCGCCTAAAGCTAAATCTAAATTTAAACTACCAGAAGAAATTTTATATTCTTCTTCGTTGTAATTGTTATAATGATACTTTAAGTTATCTTTATCTGATAAAAACTTATTAATTTGGTCTGTTGTTTCACTCATGTTTTTAAGAAATCTTTAATTGTTTTTGGTTTATTTTCGACATTAAAATCTTCGCCCGTTTTTTCTCCAAGCTCAATTGTTTGCGTTTCAGGAACAACATAAGTAAATTCTAAAAATCTTTTTTTCAAAAGTTTCTTACCGTAATCAGAAAGAAGAAATGTCATGCTCTCGTATTTTTTATTAAAACGAATAACAGACCAAAATTCTTCAACTGGGTAAATTTTGAATAAATCATTTAATATTTTTATTTCTCTACTCCAGAAATGTCTTTTTTGTGTTTTAGGGATATCTACAATTCTATTTAAAATGTCTTTCTTGGCTGTCTGCTTTAGCTTCACAGATTTATAATATCAATAAGAGTTAGATAAATCAACTGCAAAGGTTCCAGAATTGTTTTTTTTGAAAATCATAATAAAGAATTTTAGATCTAATGCCGTACAATCCATTGTTTGCAATTAAATTATTATTTAATATATTGTGTTTTGATTTTGATTTGTTTATTCTGTTTATTTCCAAGAAACCCATATCTATTTCTCGCTTAGTTAAATTCTCTATAGAAAGATTTTTGGTGTTAAATATCGATTGATTATGCTTTAATGATGTAAATTCTCCAACTGATTCAGAAAACATAGATGAGCACCTCTTTATTATATCTGTGTCCTGATAGCCCATGCCATAAAAAGATTCGTCATAACCTCCTAGCTTTTCAAAAATATTTCTTCTAAAAGAAATTCTTCCATAATTCCCCCCAAACCATTCTTTTTTGCACCATTGATGGTAGCAGTTTATGTCTTTATTAGAAGCAAATAAGTTGTAAAGCCTTTCAGCTCCTTCTTTGCCTGTATAATTGTCGCAATCAAGATTGACTAATATTTCGCCTTCCGATAAATAATGGCAAGTATTTTTTGCAATGGAAGCATTCCAATATTCGAAGTCTTTAATTTTAAATAATTTTAAATAACCTTGTTGTAAATACTCATGAAAGTTTTCAATTATCCAATCAGAAACTCTGTCACTCGAATCGCAGTCTAGAACAGAAAATTCAATAAATTCACTAAAATCTAAGTTATCTAATAAGTTTTTTTCTAGAGTCTGCTCTATTTGAAATTTTCTATTCTTAATAGCCGTACAAAAAGAAATTTTTTTTCTTGGAGTGTTATTGTTTTTGTAAATAAAATAATTTTTTCTTTCAAAATTTTTGTCTGCAGGTGGGTGCCATAAGTGAAATCCTTCGCAATCGATTGGTTCATAAGAGCTATAGCCATTCAGTTTGTTATGTATGAAATCTAAATCCTCCCAGCCCCAGCCCGCTATATTTTGATCAAAACCTCCTGAGGTTACGAATAAATCCCTAGAAATCAATATCGAATACTTTCCTATATATTTATCTCCAGTTTTTTTGCTTAAATCAGGTAGCGATCCACTGTTCATAAAATCAATGCTCTCTTCTTTTGATAAAGAAAAAATCTCCGAGAAAGGTTTACATAAATCTGAAAGCTTGCATAAATCATTTAATTTCTCAAAATTAAGAATTACATCGCAATCTATAAAAAGAATGTTTTCTGTAACACAAATCTCAGCAGAAAGATTATATAATTTTGATTTATGAAAAGGAGAGTTTGAATAGTATTCTATCCAAATCTCATCTGGCTTTCTATATTTTTTAACCTCTTCTTTATTTTTAAGAGATTGTTTTTGTTCAGCAATAATTACTTTGATTGAATTTTTTTTTAAAACTTTAATTAAAAAGTTTAAATTGTTCTTTCTTTCAGAGCTATCTTGCTTATATGCAATAATTGCAGTTATCACAAAGATATATTAACTCAATAAGTTAAAAAATCAAGGATAAGTAGTAGGATAAGTTGGAATCACTGTTGTTGCTACTGGAGTTGTTGCTACTGGAGTAGTTGTCGGAGTCGGGGTTGGAGTAGCTGTCGGGGTTGGAGTAGGGCTTGCAGGAATGCAAAAAGCAAAGCAATCGTCTTCACCTGGACTACAATCATTTCCATCAATATCATTATATCTATAAACCGTAATTCCGTCACAATCTGTTGGAGTTGGGGTTGGAGTAGCTGTCGGGGTTGGAGTGACTGTTGGAGTTGGGGTCGGGGTTGGGCTGCATTCACAGCATTCTTGACAGGTAGGAAGTTCTCCATCGACGGGTGTAGCTGGATATATTTCTACATCAGTAATTTTAGAAATGTTGAGCTTATCTGAATGTGTATTCCAGTTTTTAAATTTAGTATTATCATCTTCACAGCAATCTCCCCCGCAATTAGAACAATCACTGGAAGCATTGGATAGTGTCCAGCACCAGCCAAGTTTTTTAAACATACTAGGAGCTGTTTCATCGGGAGCAACTGATACATACATCTTATTGGGAACATCTGAAGTCTCTACGTCGCACGGACCCATTCCTGGAGCTTTACAGGTGTCTTTTGAGCCGTGACCACTGTTCCACCTATCTAGAGTATCATCTGCAAAACATCTGTCGTATTCAGCACAACTTCCTTTACAGCAACAATCGCAACATTCACAACAAATGTTTTCTTCACTATCTTCATTAAAATTATCAAAAGCATTTTGAACATCGGCAATATTACCAAAATCTATAGCATCCGCAGCTTCACAATTTTCGGCACTTATAAACCTTAGGTTACCACACAGACCTTCAGATGAAGACTCTCCTCCACAATCAGACACATCTACTTGCTCTTCAAGAATATAGCACCATCCATCATGAAGAATTCCTCCTGGGAAAGTGCGATCTGGTTGTACCACATCTCCGCACATTTTTACAAATATCTCATCAGTTCCAGGAGCTGAATCGTTACAAGGTGCAGATGCATCTGACGCATTGCAGGATTTACCACTGCTATAGCATCTTGTATACTTAGCGCACCCACCAGTCGGGCATACATAATCAATCTCTTCTTTTGTGAGAGCGGATACATATATTGTTTGAGGGCAAACCCATGTATAGGATTCTGGATAAGGTTTTCTTCCTGTTCCTTCTTCTCCATCTTTACTTGTACAATCTGGGGCTTTTATCCCTCCATCTCTTCCGACTGGTTCTGAGAATACAATTTGAGCTTGACCTCCAAGTTTAGCCTCTGTTTGCACTAAAGGTTTTTGATTAACTAAAGGACTCCATCCGCACCCAGTTCCATTTCCTTTTTTCCACCTATATTCAAATTCAGCTTCGTCTAAAAGATCTCCATCTTTACATTTATACCACACTATTAAGTCAAGGTGAATTGTATCCTCTTTCCCTTGATGAGTTCCTTCATAAAATTCATGTAAAACTCGATGATTGCCTTGACCTCCTGATCTGCAATCATCTTTTAATAAATGTGTAACTTTAAAAGAAAAATTAACGTCAGAGCACGGACAAACTGGACATTTAAAACCTTCTTCACACCAAGTCTCACCCTCACCGATGCATCCAAGAGGGACTGTCCCACAACATGCTTCGTCATCATAAATATCATTTGCATCGCTAGTTCCTATCCCATCTTGCCATGCATTGTTTTGATACATGTTTTTTGATTTTACACAATTATAACATGATCCCGAAACATCTCTTACAGGTCTAAATGCACGATTTGCAGGAATACCGTTTTGGAAACGAAGAGAATTTTCAGCCTGATCTTTTACAGATGGAACTGTTTGGGTTTGGCCTTTTAAGCACATGCAGTCTTCACAAGAACTTGGTGATTGAGTTGGGTTTAAATAATAAACCTTTCTATAAACATCATAACTGTATCTATGATACGAGGCGCAAAATTCAGAAGTCCTGGTCTCGCATACTGGGCAAAATTCAACTCGTTGGCATCCGCCTGTGCCAATCACCGAGGGGTCGCTGCAGTGGATCGCTTCGAAATCAGCTCTACTTATTTTATTTAAAAAGTCTGGTCTTTGCTCGTTTAGATCTGCATCAAAGCGACCATACCTATCATCTGGAAATGTATCATCTTTCCTGCATTGACAACGCGGACCTTTTACGCACTTTCCTAACCCATCTCCTTGATTGTGAGTTAATAAACTTGAGCAAGTGTCTGATTTATGGTAAGGGGGTAAAACTTGATTTGTGATCCACTCAGGATCATCGCAGCAATATTCAGTAAATTCTATATTTTTATAAACATTATGTTGTAACCTTCCTTTGCAAAACACTAAATCTGGTTTTTGAGGAAAACAAGGAGCCATACAGGGATGAAACTTGGCAGAGTCATCTGGGCACTCTGGATCTGGAGTAGCTCGTGGGGGAGGAGGGAAAAAGGGTGGCCAGTTAATAGGATCTGTATATACTGTAAAAGGGGTGAACGGAGTGGATGGAGTTATTGCTACAGTGGGAGTAGGAGTAAGTGTCGGTGTAGCACTTGGTGTTGGAGTCGGAGGTGTAGCACTTGGTGTTGG